GGGAACGTCCACGACAGGCCACGCCATTGACCGGTGGCGGTGCCGGTGACGTGCAATGACCCGTCAGTGTTGACGGTGGCGGTCAAACCGTTGCCCTCGGCGGGACCATAGGCGAGCAGGTTACGGGATTTCACCGTGACTGGAATCCGCTTGCTGATGTTCGGACTGGTTTTCGAGTTGATGGTGACCGTCGTGTTACCGGGTTTCACGCCGGTTACGGAAATACCCATGAGGGGCCTCCTTGAAATAATGGAAGCCCCTATTCATGAGGCTTCCGGTTTATGCGTATGGCTTGTACGCGTGTGCTTCGCTGCCGGTTTCCAGCATTGGATACAACGTCGCGTCAACGGGCCCGCCGTTGTCCACTCCGACCTTGCACTGATAGGTGCTGTTTTCCGATACCGTGAACGTGACAGCCAAATTGTGAACTTGATTGTCCAGCACCTTGTATTCGGTCTTGCCGCCTGTGATAACGGTTACGAATAGGATGATTCCGTCGGGGAGGTTCGCGGTGGATAACGTGTATTGTCCCGCTGGCAACGGCGTATTATCCGTACTACCCTGATCGGCACGCCCGATTGACGAGGTGCTGGTGCCTTTCACGTGGATGCCACCGTCGGCGGCGACCGTAAACGTCACGCCATGCTGCGTACCGTTTGGTATCTTCAGCCACATGTTCTTGATCGGGGGTAACACGCGTACTGGAATGGTTTTCGAGACAGTGCCGGCTTGGATGGTTAGGCTGGTGTCACCCGGGGTCAGGCCGGATACGGCCACCCCCCCCCCTAAAAGATTCGTTCATGATGGTTACTCCTTACTGTTGATGGTTGCGATGGTCTTGTCGAGGATGTTCGCGGCGAATTCCTGCGGCGCGTAATCCGGCAGGATGTTGACGTTCAGGCTGGCGGTTTCGCCCACCCTCAATGTCAACGATTCCGGCGACACGGTGATGCCGGTCGGTTTCGCGTCGCCGACCACGGCGATATCCGGCCTGGCGGCGCTGGCCGCGAACTCCTGCGATGCCGCATCGGGCAGGATCGTCACCTTGAGGTTCTTGCTCTCGCCGACGCGCAGGGTGATGTTGTCGATGGGTTTGCCGGAATCGTCCGTGACCTTGATGGACTCGGGCGCGTAGGCCGCGCTGATGAACACGGCGGCGGAAGTGAAACCGTTGACCGTGGCCGTCACCAATATGGTTCCGCCATGCCGCCACGTGAGCGTGTTGCCCGAAACCGTGGCGGTGGAAGTGTCCCTGCTCGCGAACGTCACGTCATTGGTGGTGAGCAGATCGCCAACATGACCGTCCGCATACGTGGCTTTCGCCCCCAGTTTCAGGGTGCCGGATACGGCCAGAGACTTGGGCAACGGCTTGCCCTTATCATCCGTGATCCTGATGGAGACGACCGTGTCCTTGTCGAGGGGCCACACGAGTTTGCCGTTGAACATGGCGTTGTACGTGTGGCCTCTCATCAACGGTTTGCCGACACGTTTGCCGGCGTATAGGGCTGGCATGGTCAGGCCTCCTTCACGGTAACCTTCTTGGCCTTGGCTTTCACGGCCTTGGCTGCGGGCTCCTCCGACACGGTTCCGGTCGGCGTTTCCCCGGTGGAGTCCTTGCCGGTTTCCTCCGTGGTGCCTTCAGGGGTGCCGGCGGAAGGCAGTTCGGCGGAAGCGCTCTCGGCCTTGTCCTTGACCGCCCGCACCGTCGAATCGATGGCGGCGATGGCCGTCTCGCCCTTCGCCGCGACCATGGAAGCGGTGTCGGCCACGGTCTGCGAATCGTTGGCGACGGAAGCCGCCGCCATACTGGCGTTCGACGCGAGACTGCTCAGGTCGGACTGGGTGGCGGTCGCGGAATCAGCCGAGGACTGGGCGCTCAGCATGGCGCTCCTAGCCAACGCGGCGTTCGTCTGCGCTTCGGCCGTGATGGACTCCAACGTGCTCAAGGCCATAGCGGCCTTCATGGTCGTGGCGGTCTCGTCGAAGAGCACCACCGCATCCGGGTATCGGGCGGAAAGCGTCTCAGCCTCCGACTGGGTGGAAGCGTGGCGAACCTTCAACAATTGGGAGCCGGCCATATCCTTCGGGACGAACGTGCCGGCGTCCACTTCCACGAGGTCCGCGTATGCGACCACGTGGGTGGAGTTCGGCACCTCGACGTAGCGCGTGTACGCCTGCGGCGTGTCCGCCAACTCGATGACCTGCCAAACAAACGCGCTAGTCGTGGGCAGCAGGTCAACCGTCAGCTCGCCGCTTTCGGACAGGTCCGCGTCGAACGAGGCCGCGACAATAAGATTCTTCGCCGCGTCGAAATGACGACGCGCCGGGCGGAACCGCAGCGTACCGGTCACAGGGTCCAAGCCGCCCGTCTTCGGCTTCCTAATGGAAATATGGATTTGGGTCATTACTGTTCCTCCTTATTGGATTCGATTGTTTCGGGGGCCACGTCCGGGCGAAGCTCGTCCGGCAGCGATGGCTTGGGATGACGTTTCAAAAACTCGGGTTCCGTCACTTCGCAGAACGATTGCAGCCAATGGAACAGGCCACGCACATAGGCCACGATCTTGAAATACTTGCGTTGCACCTCCTCCAAATGCTGGATTTGGGTCTCCTGAAAAGCGACCTGCTCACGCAACGGGTCGATGATGCTTTCCGTGAGAATCTTCACGGCCTTGTCGGCCGCGTCGGCGGTGATGCCGTCGATATCGGCCTCGGTTTTCCTGCTGTTCGACCACGCGCCGACCAGTCCGCCGATGCCGCCACCGCCGAGGAGCGCGAGAATCAACGCGCTCCAAAACTCGGCGCTTGAAAACAGGTCATGAAAAGGGGACATTCAGTGTCCTTTCGAATATGGGAAAGCCCCACACGATATGGTGTGAGGCTAAGTCAACTGACTATCGTCAGGCGTTACGTATTATGCTTACAACAAACGGCAAGGCGGGACACGTCCACTTCACGCCATACGCAACCGCGCATAACGCGAAACACCTTCAACCCCTAACGATGCGTCACGCCAACGCAGACTATTACCAGACGAATCATTGCCGACAATGGAAACCGTGCCCCAATGAAACGTCGTGAGCTTCACCGTGTACGAGCCGTAAGGCAACCGCACAGAACCGGAAGCAACCCACCTCAACGTGCCGCCGTTCTTCTGCGGCGACGTGGAACACCAATACGCTTTACGCTCACCGTTCGCGTCCAAGAAGTCGAACGCCATACTGTATTCGCCGGTACCGCTGATCGCGGCCGCAACCTCGCACAGGATAAGCCCCCCGCAAGTAACAGTCGCAGTCTTCTCAAGATAACCACTCTCAGGCTCAGTCCCAGGGGTACCACTCCACGTGCTCGACCACTCAAACAAGGGGGAGCATCCGCACCCCGGACGCGCAAGGATGCCGGTGACGATGGCGACTTTCGCGTAGGTTTCCACCACGCACCTGTCACCGGCTCGGGCTCCCACACAATCCGTGGTCATCTGCAATCCCATGAGCGTGCCGCCGCTCATATCCACGTCAGCGGTCCAATACCCTCCTGTGTCGTACACCGTGTTGATGGTGCCGATGCGCGTGATGGTGGCTTCCGCCCCCACTTGGGAGGGCATGATTTCGGCCAGACGATTGCCGGCCCTTATCAGGTTCGACTGCATTTATGCCTTCACTGTTGTTGGTTCGCTTGGACGCTGGAAGGTACGGGCCTCGCATTCGATGGGAATACCGGCCTCCAAAGTGATATTCTGCGCGCGTATCGCAAACCTGCCGGAAACCGAGCCGGTCGGATACTCCAAGTCCACCACGTCGGTCAGATTCAAAGGAGCGTACACGTGCGTGAACGTGACCCTGTGAATCACGGATTGTTCGGTGCGTAGCAGTTCCAACGCCTTGTCCGAGGCGAGTTTCCTGCCTTGCTCGTCGGTAGTCACCTCGTCGGGGATGCTGGAATACTCGTAGGCGTGAGCCACCCTGCGGCCACGGCTGACAGTGCTGAACTCCGAAGCCGGGTCATCGTCAATCGCGGTCGAAACGTATTCCTTGTCCGTGTTGTAGTAGGTGACCTTCACCACGTTCGCCACCTCACGCAGGTCGCGTTCGTCGGTCATGGTGGTGAGGAACGTGGCGTTCGCACCCTCCTGAAACGTCCATTTCGGCTGGCGTTTGCCCGGCTCCACATACTTCTCCAATATGACGCGCCCGTACTCGTCGGTTCTCGCACTGGAGTATCCGGCCAAATCCAAGAGATCGTTCACCGCGTCAAGCTTGGTGCTGCCCTTGTCCTTGTCCTTATCGGACCTCAAACCGAACGTCCAATTATCCTTCAGCGTGTAATTGCCGGGATTGTAGGCCGCGACCTGAAGCCCGCATCCCTTGAGGATGTCGGCGGCGGCGGTCACGGCCTTCTTGCCCTTGCCTATCGTTATCGGCGACTCGAACATGTCGTCATCGACTTCTTGCAGCAGCCCGTACAAATCCAGTTGGCTGGAAGATTCCTTGCCGTTCACGCTGCGCTTGGGGATGTTGGGAAGGAACGTGCCCAACGGCACACTTGCCGTGGAACCGTCATGCCACGTGCAGTCGGCCCATATCCGTAGCCGGTCGGTGCCCAGGTCGGTCGCCCCCTCCACGGTCAGGGAACCGGATTCGCAGATATTGGTGTCCTGGTTGCGTTCGATGCTGCCCCCGGATATCACCCAATCCAACCGTCCGGTCTCCAAACCCGTGTTCCTGTTGACTCGCATCACACGGTAGGCGACCTTGAAAGGCTTGCTCCAATCACTCATAGGACGGGCTCCTCCCATGTCAATTGGGTCAGGTCGGCGGAATAGCTGATGTTCTTCTTGTCCGCGATGTCAACGCTCACGGACTGTTCCGCCTTCACGTAGACACGCAGGCCGGAAGGCTCCCGATACCATGCGTAAGGGTATCCGTCAGCCAACGAGAGTATCCGCAGCCACAACGCTTGGTCCCACTCCCATACGCCGGTGACGCTCACCGTGGAATCCAACTGGTCCAATTCGTAGCTGGAAGGCAGAGCATTCGCCCCGTCGCCCCGCGCGAAATGAAACTCGCTGGTCGAATGGGAACGCTTATGAGACACCGTGTTGTTATAGCCGAGCAATAACGTCTGACCCGCATCCGTGCCGAAGTTCAACACTCCGAACCCGGATTCGATGCGCGCGTCCACCATGCGTGCGATGGTCGTGCCCATAGCCGAATACGCGACCACCCTGTAATGGAAGTCGGTGTTCAACGGGGGAATGGGGTCCACGGCCAACTGCTGGTCCAACAGGTTCGAGGCGATAAGCACCTCCGAACCGTCAGGCATGACACGGATGACGGATGCGCTGACCGTCTCCGACTGGCCTTCCTCCGGCACGCCGAACGACACGATGACCAACGCCGCGTAATCATTGTTCGACTCTATCGCGGCCATCGGCTCGGCCGGGTCCGGCCAGTCCACGTCCCTCACGACGCTCGTGCTGGATTCCAAGCCGGAACCGCCGCGCACCACGAGCGTGATGGTCAACGTCGAATTGTTGTTCGGCAGATACTGGCTTGCGCCGATGCTCAGGCTTCGCGTGGAACCGTCCATAGTCTTCCGGTATTTCTCCACGCCGTCCGACTGGATGATGAGCGTCTGCGAGCTGACGCCCGTATCGTCCGCCACGGTCCACGCCACGGTGAACGGTGTCGCCGTAATGGTGCCGGAAGGCTTGTTGATGCTGATGTTCGGATATTTCGCGACCGTGAAGGTCACGTAGTTCGACCATGCGCCCCAGTCGGCGTGGATGCCCTTGGTGCGCACGCGAATCCTATACGAGCCGCAGCTTTTGGGCGTGCGCTGATAACTGGTGTTCGTGGTCTGCTCTTCGATGACCGTAACGTCCGAGGGGTCGGTGACCTCCACCTGCGCGGCGGATTGGGCGGAACCGTCAGGATGATTCGGTTTCCAAGCGACCGTCATCGGCTGATTGACAACATACGCGCCGTTCTGCGTCGGGTTCAGAATCGTCGGCGCGGAAGGGGCCACGGCCGTCTGGATAGTGTTGCTGTACGTCCAGTCGGAGAAGAGCGTGGTCTTGGAGTTGTCATCGCCGTAGACAGGTCTTCCCACTAACGCCGCGTACTGGACTTGGCCCGCAGGAGCTGCGGTGTCGGTCCACGTGACGTTCTGGATTCCGTTTATGTCGGGAAGCCAGCCTTCGGCCGTCGCACCGGGGGTGCCTCCGGTTATGTCGGCCCATTCGCCGCCGTTCACCCTGCGCCGCAGTCTGATGCCATGCACATACGATTTCGACGCATCCACGGTCACGCGCACGGACTGTTCGGACAGTTTCACCGCGTTCACCGCCACGGGGGCGGCCGGCGTCGTGTAGATGTAGCCCGAGTACACATGGTCGGACACTCCGCCAGGGTTCTGGGCCGCGACACGGAACTGGTATCGGGCGTTCGCCTTCAACCCCGTGTACGAATAGTTCAAGGCGTCCCAGTTCAACGCCTTGACCAGACCCCACGCGCCTTGTGTGCCGCCGTTCAAGCCGACGCACTGGTCTGCGTAGATCTGCTTCCAATATTTTCGCGCCGCATTATCATAGTTCGACTGCCATGCGGCCTTCACGCTTGAATCATTGACCCGCGTCCATGATACGTTCTTCGGCGGGTTCGGTTTCGCATACGTGATGCCGGGAACCGTGAGGTTCACATGCGCTTCCGACCGTCCCGGCAAACCATATGGGATGTTCAGGAACGCGCGGCAGGAGAACGTCTGCGCGGACTCCTGCTTCGTGACGGTCACTTGCTGGGTGTGTAAATCCACGTCGCCGTTGAAGGACCGGTAGCCGAAGTTCACCGTGTTCGTGCTCGTGCTCACGCCATTGACCCAAGCGCCACCGGACACGGCATCGGACGCCACCCAGCGCGACGGGTCGGTGCGACGGTAGATGATGTGCACGCCTATGACGGCCTGTGTCGCGTTCTGCGAGACGATATCGGCTTGTACGCAGCAACGCCAGCCGCCGCCGATGATATTGCCGGCACCTTCAACCATGACAAACCTTTCTTGACGATGTTAGGAAACAGGAGGAAACCGTTGCAAGCTGAAACAAACTGGCTTGCAACGGTTCTCTGACGGTCAGCGCGGACGCATGTTGCGTTTCCGGGTGGCGGAAGCGACAAGGGTTTCCACCGCGTCGGCTATCCTCCGGTCGGAGGACTCCACGCCGTTGATAGTCACCGTGTTGTTCGTCGTGTTCCCCGTATTCGCGGGAAGTTCGACCTTTATCACCGGGTTGACTTCGACATTCCACGAGCCGTTCGCCGTGGATACGCGGCCACTGGTCGCATACGCCTGAGACTTCCTGCGAGCGTTCAACGCGAACGCGGACGGTTGCATGGCTTTCTCCACACTGCCGACCGCGTTCAACGTGTTCAGGAAACTCCTGCCATACACGGCGTCAATCTTCTTGACGGCTGCGGCACGAAGCACCATCTCACCATTGGACAGCATCGCCGGAATCGAATCGGAAGTGGAAGTACCGGGACCATAGATACGACCACCGGTAGCGGCGGAGACCTTGCCATCACTGCTGTGACGAGTGACAATATCCACATAATTGGTGGCAAGAACAGTGCCGGACTGCCGACGCCAATACTGGAACGTTGTTTTCACCGGATCATCGTCGCCCTGCACACGACCCCATGCTGTGGCGAGAGTCATGTTGTTGTACCATGCGGTGTCACGGAACGCCTTGCGTGCACCCTCGTTCTCACCTTGAACGCGACCCCAAGGCCGTGAAATGGTCACACCGTCATACGCTGCCGTGTCCTTGAACGCTTGACGAGCCTGCTCATTCTCTCCAAGAACACGACCCCACGGGCGGGCGATGGTCAACCCGTCATAGAATCTGACCTCTTGGAACTTCTCGTCGACGTCCGTATTGTCGCCATCCACATACGCTTTCGCGCGTGCGATAGGCTGGCCGTCGAGAGTCTTATATCCCGCGAGCTTGACCTGAGCGTCATCATCGTCGGCGTCGATGTTGAAGCTGACGCCCTTGGCGGCGGGAACCTTATTCTTCTCCACGTCCTTTATCTTGCCGGAAGCGTGGTCGATACAGTCGAGAATCCACTGTATCTGCTCGTCGGTCAGGTTCAGATAGCCGAGCTCGTCCCTGACCTTCTGCATGCGCTCCTCAGCGTTGCCCTCACCTGAGAACAGCCACTTGTAGGCTTTCTTGGACATGCCGAGAGCAAGAAGATTCTCCTTGACCTCGCCTGTCTCCCAGCGAGCATTGCCCTTCGCGTTCAACAGCAATGTGAGGTCCCTCTCGGACAAGTCGCCTTTCATCAGCTGCTCAACAAGACTGAGAACACCGTCCAACGTGGTGACCACTCCAGCTTCACGTAGCCGGATAACGATCTCTTTCTCACCATCGGTCAGACCGGATATGCCCTGCACGAGCTTATCCACCGCATCTTGGGCGATTTCCGAATGAGCGGTGATCGTGGTACCCACATCAGAGGGAATCAGACCAAGCGAATCAGCGTACCTTTCAGCAGCTTCCTCACTCATGCCAGCGGCCTGAGCCTGCTGCACGATGGCCTCACGCGCCTCATAAATGGAGTTTGCGGCCTTCTGCGTGTACTCCTCCACCTGACCGTTCTTCTCACCATAGGAGAGAAGCTGATGGGCGGACAGCAACGCGGTAGCGGCCACATCCTTCATCGCCTTGTCGGTGCGCACATAGGCGGCGTTGTTGGCGTCAGCCAGTTCGCCGTTTTCCTTGAACGCCTGACCGTTCGCCTTGACCGTCGTGGCGAGCGAGCTGAGCTTGTCGGACAGCACGGAGGAGGAATCGGAGATCTGTTCGAGGGAACGCAGATATTTCATCTGCTCCTTGACGGATTTCTCCAAGCCTTCCTTGTGCTGCTTCTTCAACGCCTGCAACAGCGTGTCGGCGGCGATGGCGGCATCGGTCTGCTTCTCGACCATCATGCCGTACTGGTCGCTGGCCTTGTATGTCTCCTTGCTTTGCGCCTCCAACTGTTTGACGAGCTTCTTGTAGCCGGCCTCGTTGCCGCTGACCGCATCGGTCAGCGTACTGGTATTGATGCCCAGACGTTTGGCCGCGTCGGCTGCGGACGTGTAGCCGCCGCTGACCTTGACGAGCCATTCAGTGACCGCGCCGCCACCGTCCTTGCCGAACAGGAGCGACGGGTCATCCCACTGTTTCGTGGTCTCCGACTTGAAATCGTTGAACGCGTCCGCCGCCTCCTTGGCGTTGGACTTGATGCCCTTCATGCCGTCGATGACCTTGTCCATCGCCTGCTTGGATGCTTCCGCCTTCGTCGTGTAGTCGGATATCGCATTGCCGATGACGGCGATGCCCGCGCTGATTCCCAGACCGGCAACCGTCGTCCAGCCGCCGAACGCATCCCACAGGTTCTTCACGCCGGTCTTCAACGAACCGAACCTGCCGGACTGCTGTTCGGCCTGCTCCCCGGCCGAACGGATGGAGGCGATGGCCTGACCGTTCGCACCGACCAAGCCGCCCATGTCCTTGGAAGTCTCCTTGGCAGCGTTCCCCGGAAGGAGCAGCTTCTTCGAGTTAGCTTCCGCCGCCATGCCGAGGGAATTGACCTCGCTGATGGCACCGGACAGAATACCCGCATAATTGCCGGAACGCAACTGGTTCATCGCCTTAATCAGGGTGCCCATTTTCACGGACGCCTGTTCGGCGCTCAAACCCAGTTCGCTGAGCATCTTCTGGTATCGCATCGTGGACTGGATGTTCTGCAACATGCCGGTCTTCAACGACTCGAACGCCGTCTTGCCCGCACGACCGAACGTGGCCCACAATGTGATGATGCTTTTCACCGGCCCCGGCAACGAGTCGAACGCTTGGGCCACGCCGGTGGCACCCTTGGCGATGGTGCTGATAAGCGGGCTCACGGTACGCAAAGCGGACGCGAACGTGCCGCCGAACGTGCGCGACAACTGGCCCCCCATGCTCGCCAAATCGGAGAACATGGGGCCCGCGTCACCCACCGCGTCAAACACCTGGCTGAACCCGTCGCGGACACCGGAACTGAAATCGCGGATTCCACCACCGGACTGCTGCAACACGCGACTCAACCCAGTGATGCCCTCGCCTACGATCTGGCCCGCGTCACCGAACACCGCGCGAGTGGTGTCCTTCAACGAGTACGCGGCGTCGCCAATATCCTTGAAAGCGTTGCGCGTCTTGTCCTGCGCGTCCTGCGCACCAGCGCTCCAAGCCTCCAAAGTCTCTTGGAACTTGATGGTGTGAACGGCCTTGTTGGCTTTCTCCAAAGCCTCGGAAAAACCTTGGATACCGTTCTCGGTCTTCGCCAGAGTACCCAACGTGCCCTCAAACACGCCTATCAGGTCGAACACGGACGATTTCAGATAGCCGCCCTGTTCGATGGCCTTTTCCATCGCCTTAGAGACTTGACCGGTACGTTCGGCGGTATCCACCCAGTTCGCCCACTTCTCGGCCACGTCGGAAATGTAGGAGGCCATGCGGGGCAGATACTGGCTGGACTGGTCGCCCAAGCCGAGGAACGCGCGGGCCAGTGACTGCAAGCCCGGGTTCAGTTCGGACACCGCGAGACGAGTGTTCTCGAAGATACGCGGTAGTTGGTCGGCTTCGTTCGACTGGCGCACCACGTCGATAAGCCCGTTGAGCACCTTGCCTTCCTCGACGGCGATACCGTTCAAACCCTTGGACAGTGAGGGGGCCACGTCGTTGGCGAGACGGTACAGGTTATCCCCGTACTCGTTCCAAGCGTTGTCGCCCAACTCCTTGTTCAGGTTCGCCAGCGAGGTCTTGGTGACATCGAACTTTTCCTTCAAATCACCGAACACCCGGTAGCCCACGTAGCCTGCGGACGCCAGACCAGCCAACGCGGCGGGAGCGGCCAACGCGGCCTTGCTCATGGACACGAGGCTGACGCCGACACCGCCCGCAGTGCGTCCCAGGTTCAGGAGTCCGGCACCCAACGCGGTGACGCCGGCACCGAGAATCGACCACTTGGGAACCACCTTGTCGAGCTTGTCGAACAGGTTCACAAGACTGTCGAACTGGTTCTGCACGCCCTTCAAACCGGTCGCACCACTGGTCATGCCGGAGAAAATCTTGCCAAGGTCTGTGCCCTTGAAATTAGCGAAGATGTCGATGGTGCGGGGGCGGGTGAAGTAGGCGAGATGGGCTCGGGCCACCGCGGTCTCCAAGTCCAAATCCATCTTCAGCTCGTCGTTCTTGTCCTCGAATTTCTTCAGCTTCTCCTCGGCGCGATGCATTTGCAGGTCGAGGTCGGCTTCAAGCTCCCAACGACGTTCGGGATTGGCTTTGATCTTGGCGGCGGTCTCACGCATCGACGCGATGATTCGTTCCTGATCGACCTGCCAGTCCACGGGAATGTCGAGGCGCGTATGACGCAGCTTCTCCAACCGGGCTTCGAGCTTGTCGGCGTTGTCCTCCCACACCTTGACGCGGACGTTGACCTCATGCTCCCGGTCGAGTTTGGCGCGCAGCTTCTCCGCGTCATACATCAGTTCCGCGTATTTTTTGTCCCATTGGGTCTTATCCAATGTGGCTTTGGCGGTGATCGGCTTGCGGGATGCGAAGTCGCGCAGCTTCTTCAGCTGGTCGAAGGTATTGTTGAGCTCCTTGCCGAGGTTCTTGTCGATGCCCATGGGCTTGAACTTCTGGAACGCGGCGGAAAGCGCGTTGATCTGGGTCTCCTGCTCGTCGAACAGGCTGGTCAGTTCGCGGGCGGTCTTGCGCTGCTTGTCCATCGTGCGGCGCGAATCGTTCTGTACCGCGTTGAGGCGTTTGACGCTGGTTCCCGTGTCTTCGAACACCTCGGCCAACGCCTTCTGGCCGGCCGTGAGCTTCGACAGCTGCTGGAGCTGCCTGCGGTTCAGCTTCTCGGACTTCTCCTCAAGGTCGAGAATCTTGTTCAGGCCGGAGAACAGCCGGTCGTTCTCACGGTTGAAGTCTTTGAGCCGCGCCTTGCGCATGAGCTCGGCGTCCGAATACTTGGAGATGGCGTCGGTCGCCTTCTCCCACTTCTTGGTGTTGGAGTCGATAAGACGCTGCTGTGCCGCTACCTTGTTGTCGAAATCGGCGGAGAAGAGCTTGTTCTGCGCCTTCTTGTTCTCCGCTATCTCCTTGCCTACCGCCTTCAGGTCGGCTTTCAGGCCCTTGAGCTGTTCGCGCAGCTCGGGGATGCGACTGTTCTTGTACCAGTTCGCGGTGTCGATGTTCCCGGCCTCGCGCAGCTCCTTCATCTTCTTGATGGACCAGTCAAGGGTCTTACTGACATCGGCTTGGCTGCGGGTCAACTGCTCCTGACGTTTGCGCCCGTTCTCGATGGCCTCCGCGTACATGTCGTAGGCGGCGTGCTCGTCCTTGATGAGCATGGTCTGCCTGCGGGATGCGGCCGTGGCCTCCTTGTCGTAGAGGGCGCGTGCCGAACGCATGCGGGAGAGACTGTCCTGAAGACTGTCGGCCACGGATTTCTGCGACTTCTTGACGAACGCCTCCGTCTGGCCGGCGGTCCGCTTGATCTGGTTGGAAAGCCGGTGAATCTTCTCATTGAACGACGTATCGTCCAAGTCGAACCTGCTTGTGACCGGCTTCTTCTCCCACTGCTTCCGCTGGGCCTGCATGGCCTTGTCGATGGCACGCAAGCCGGACGGGTCGCCGTCGATCTTCACCACGTTGGTGAGGGTCTTGCCGTCAAGGTCGCGCATCTGCTCCTTGGCGCGTGCGACGCCCTTCGTGTTCACATCAACGGTGACCTCAGGGTGACGAGAATGCAGTTCCGCATTGAGAATCTTCCAGAAATTATCGGTGTCCGGGCGAATATCGACGCCGACCGCGCCAGCGGAATACAAGGCCATGAGAAAACCTCCGGGAAGATAAACGAAAACCCCTCGTGGAATGCGAGGGGTTTTCTGCTAGAAACTGTTGCCGCCGAACACGGCACCCAACATGCCCGTGATCTGGGCGAACGACTTGCCCGCCGTGGAGAACGATTTCGGCCCGACCGAATCGGGCTTGACCACGGTGCCGGGCGGATAGACGGGCTGCGGCTTCGACTTCTTGTCGCCCATCATGCGGGCTATCATCACGCGAATCATCTCAAGCTGGTTCGTCATGCTGAGCATCAGCATCTGCGACTGCCCGTAGGTGAGGTAGGAAAGACGCGGCATGCTTTTCGCGTCTTCCCGTGGGAGCGGATGGTGTTCGGCCATCCACGCGCGGTACAGGCTCCCGTCAACGCCCTCCAAACCGTCCAGCAGGTCGCACAGCCATGACGGCTCCATGCGGCCCATACTGGCGGGGAGGTTGATGTTGTAGAAGCGTTGGAAGTCGGCCGAGACCGCTACTCTGCATTCTCCAAGCGCGTCTTGGAGGCGCTTGATTTTCCCAGTGCCACCGAATAGAACGTGGTCAGGGACACCAGCAGCACGTACAGGTTCTCCAAGGTGCGGCCACGGGTGAACTCGTCCCACTGCTTCTCGTCGGCCGCGATTTCGCGGTAGAACATGTCCGCGTACTGCACGATCTCGGCCATGAGGATGACGGCTTCGGACTCGTCGTACTTCGGCTTCTTCTTCGGCTTGTCGGCCTCATCGTCGCCGAATAAGCCCATGTCGCCCAGTTTCCCGTTGCGTTCGGAGATGCGCTGCCATGTCACCGAGAACTCGGCGGACTGGGCCACGTTCAGCTCCTGCGGCTTCGCCATGTCGGGCAGTCCCGCGAACAGCGGCTGCTCCTTGAGCTCGTCCCATGTCTCCGGCATCTTCGCGTTGTCGGTCGTGTTCTTAGTGTTCTCTGCCATCATCGGCTCCTATCCGTGGAAAAGAATGATTCTGAAAAGCCCTATCCGTGGAAAGATGGGGTTCCTTGCCGCGCGGATAGGAGACGCGGCAAGGAAGAGACGGGTCAGACCGTGAAGTCGGACGGCGCGAAGTAGGCGACGGACGTGAACTTGCCGTTCTTGTCATGCGGAAGCACGCTGGATGTCTTGATGTTCGCCTGAGCGGAGAACTCCACGAACGAATCCGTGGAAAGAGCAGGCAGACTGGAGAACGCGATGTCCGAGTTCGGCAGCAGCAGGCCGGCACGGCCGGTCGTGTTCGTGTCGGACCACAGGATGAACAGGGACTTGTTGATGGGGGTCTTCTCCAAGGAGAAGGCCACGCCGGCGCCGGTCATATCGACCGCGTTGTAGAAGGTCTTGAACGTGCCCTTGTCGCCCTGCACCGAATTGAACGTCACAGTGCCGGTGGTCTGGGCGTACTGGGTGCGGAACGCCGCCTTGAGCCAAGTGCTCAACGTGGTGGCGTCGCCGCCGTCCAACGCGAACTCGGGCAGGTTGTCGTTCGACATGTGGCCGAGGTTCGTCCACATGCCGTCGCCCACGCCCACGGTCGCCGCCTCGACGGTGAACTGCTTGAGCAGTGCGGAGGTAATGATGGTCTCGGCCTTCGCCATGAAGATCGTTCCTCGGACGGCGGTCAACACGCCGTCGTCGTGGATGCCGATTTCGTCAGCCATATCGTTTTCCTTTCAAATATGGAAAACCCCGCAGCCGTGTAGGCGTGCGGGGTCTGATTGTGTGATTGATGGTTTTCAGATAAGGTCAGCCGCGTGGGGACGCGGCCTGTATGCGTTTCGTGGAAGTCCACGCGATGATGCTTTTGGAACTGGTCATGTCGCCGGAAGACCGGGACTCGAAACCGGGATTGTCCACTATCCGCCCGATCTTCCCATAGTCGGTGCCGGGCCGGTAGGGCCATGCGGATATGCAACGGTGCAGCCATCCGCAGATGCGGGCCACCCGTTCCGGGTCACGGCCCAGCACCGTCAAAGACAGCGTGTACTGCCATATCCAAGCCTTCAGATTCCAGTCGGGCTGCTCAGGAGCACCGCAATGGTAGAGAATCACGTCATGGGACAACAGGAGCGAATCCGTGGCGGGCGTGACCTCCGGTTGGATGACCGGCCTGAAATCACGGTTCTTCCATTCGACGGCGTCCAGGTAGGCGCGTGTCATGGCGACCGCATCCAACTGTTCCCTTACGGAAAGGTCGAATATCGTGGGGTCAGACATATTTCGCTTTCGACATGATGAACAATCCCGGCATCCAAGCACTCGGGCTTTTGATGCCGTACTTGTGTTCCAGCCACCGGTTGAAGTAGCCGAACTCCAAGTGGGAGGCGATCTCGGAACCGTCACGGCCCTTGACGCTCATGATCACGGCGGTATGCGTGCCATGCGCGTGAGTGCTGATGTCGATGCGGTCGGCGACGGACGAATGCTTCGCCTTCACGTCGGCCAGTCCCTTCGCCTTCGCCTCGACCTTCTCCGCCACGGGACGGGTCGCTTCGGCTCCGAACAGTATCGCCATGTCACGGTTCAACACCCTCGCGGGCTTCAGCTTCACGTACCCCATGTGCGGCTCCCCTCGGGAGGGACAGGCGGTTTCAACCCGTTGTCCTCGGTCGCATGGCCGATGCATCTCGCGGTGATGTTCCAATGGTGGGCGGCATCCGAGGCGTGACGCATCTCCATAGGCGGGCCGTCAACCTCGTAACAGGCGTTATCGAACCAGAACTGCGTGTTGATGTCCCCATGCCATTCCGGCGCGAGAACGATTGCCAGAGCATCCTCACGCAGGCCACCTGTCGATTGCGGCGTGGTATCCTGCGCCCAGTTCTTCGAAAACGTGCTGTTCTTATTGATTCGAGGCTCGAACGAGCAGTAACAGTAGGAGGCGTCCCCATCCGGCACCGTGCCGGCACCGTAGGGTGTCTCATACGGTTTCATCGGCTGCACCACGATCATGTCGCGGTGCAGAAGATCATCCGTGATGCGGGGTTCTGTCTCCACGTCATCGAACAGGTGGGTCTCCTCGGGCTGCTCCCCGTCATACAGGTGGCTCATGGTCAGCCCCCGAAGCCGGGGTCGAAGCCGAGGCTGATGTGCCCGCCGCCCTGCGAACTGGTGTAGCCGGTGAGTATGGCCTTTTCGTCCTTTGCGACGAACAATCGGGGACTGGGATTGTAGCCCGGAGTCACCGGCTGGTCATCGCGCCGCGTGTACGAGTAGTTGCCGTTCGATTCGGCATTGTACTTGTATTGGCGGGCGAGACGGAGAACCATATCGCATACCACGCCGGCGAAGTCCGATTCGCTCAGACGCCGCCTGCGCAGCCGCGCGTACACGTTCGGGCATTCGGCCATGCACAGCAATGCGGCCTTACGGCACTGCTGCTTCACCCACGAATCGGGGAAACCGGTGTCCTTGTCGAACAGTTCCGGCTCCCCGGTCGCGTTGAGCCGCATGTACTTCAACCAGTCGATGTTGTCGATAAGCGTCGTGGACATGCTGGCTCCTTAAGCTCAGCCGTTGAGGACGGTAGCCTTGAACGTGCTGTTGGACTGGACGAGAACCGGCAGCATCGTGCCGTTCACGTAAGCCTCGTAGCCCGGCGTGGCGGACGGGATGTCGAGAATGGCTCCAATCGGGCCGGCGTCGTACTGGCGGCTGATGCCGTACACGGTGGACTGCTTGGCTTCGGCGGTCGGGCCGAGAGCCGTGTAGCCGAGGCCGGTGTCGTTCAGACCGGGCAGCAGCAGAACGGTGTTCTCCGGGAAGAAGGAGGCCACGCCGCCCGGCAGAATGATCTTCTGCTGGCGGGCGAACTCCTCATACGTCTCATCAACGAGCAGAACGTCGCTGATATTCGCATAGGAGGAAAGAACGCCACGCACCTGGGCTTCGCCGATGAAGGCGGGCAGCATGTCCGACTGGGCCTGACCCGCGTAGAAGTACTTCATCACGGCGGCGTTCTCCATGAGCGTGTTCATGACCTTGCGGGTCGTGACCATGACGCGCGGGCGGGTGCCCTCGGCCTTGTACACGAGGTCGCTCCATTTGCGCAGGTCCTTGATCGGGTCGCTTGCAGCGTTGGACCACAGGTTGTTGGCCTTGAGTTCGACGGCGAGCGAGGCGTCTCGCGCGTAATCCCAGTTGGCGGTCAGGTTCGACTCGCCGATGCCGAGCTTGGCGTCCACGGCGACGGCGACGTTGGCCTTCTCCGTACGGTAGGCCATTTCGGTGCCGAGGCGGGCAAGTGCCTCACGCAGCTCGTCGGAAGCCTCGGTTGCGGTGGCGGCGACACGTCCGGCTGCGATGTCGTGCTCGCTGATGCGGTGGCGCTTGCGCAGCGGCAGCATCTCCGTATAGGATTTCTTGCCGCCACCGGTGGTCTTGTCATACGGGGCTTCGCTATCCCATGTCGAATACTTCATTTCCTCGACCTCGAAGCGCGGCTGGTTCGGAACCCAGCTCACGTTCAGACCGGTCGGGTTCATCACATCCGGCAGAATCTTGCCGAACGGCAGAATCTCGCGCGTGGACTGATATGCGCCGAGCACGATGGCCGACGCCTCGGCGGGCGTGATGATGTCCTTGTTGATAAGGGCCATGATGTTCCTTTCGGGTATAAAAACCCGCCACATGGGGCGGGTTTCAGAAACGAATGATTAAGGTCACTTAGCGGCCATGACGCCGGCAGTGCGCAGATTGGCGAACAGGGTGTTGACCGCAGTGACGATGGCGGCGGCGTCGGCACTGGTTGCGAGGTTGGCGACGTTCGCGGCCTGCTTGACGCCACCCAGTGCGCTTGCAGTGGCGTTGGTCAGTTTGTAGGCCGGAGCGGTGCCGGCAGCGGACGGGGACAGCACCGTCACATCGCCGCCAGCGTCCTTGTCGTAGTCGAGAATAAGGCCCTCGAAAACGGTGCTTTCCGCCAGTGTGACCGGCAGGTTGTTGCGGTCGATGACGGCCATGTAGCGCACGCCAGCGGTCGGATACTGGTCCTCGAAGCCGGAGCGCGTGAACACCACGTGCAGCTGGCTTTCAAGGAAACCGGCGACCTTGAGCTGGCGGCCATCGGTGGCGGTCGGGTCATACGGGCCGAACAGGCCGGTGCTGGTGACCTTGGCGACCGGAATGCCGGACTTCAGCCAGGCGTTGAAATCATCCGGGTCGATGGAGGCGAAGTACTTCTGTTCCTTCTCCTTGTCGCCGGTGAACAGGCTCAGGTCAAGCTGCGCCTCACGAATGCCATCGGTGATGCGGTTGATAAGCCAGGACTGGTCGTCCTGCGGCACCGTATAGCCGGTGGTGTGAACCATTTCCACGGGTTTAGCCATTGGGGTTCTCCTTACTTTTTGTCGTTGTTGATGGACGCGAACTTGCGCCCGTAATCGTATGCGGCAGTCAATCCGCCACTGGCCGTCGAACCTTGAGGATGAGGCGCCGTATGGCTGTATCCCTCCAATACGGAGGCGGGCAGGGGCTGCTGCTGTTCTTCTTTCTTCCCCTCGTCGGCAACCGTTTCGGTCTGCGCGGGAAGAATGAACTGGGATGCGTTCTTCGCCCACTCCTCGATGGCCTCGGCGTCCGCGTCCTTGGGTGCAAGGGCGGCGAACACCTCATCGGTGAGCTGCGGGTATGCGGCCTGCGCCTTGAGCTTGGCGATCTGGGTCTGAGCCTGCGCGTACTGGTACTCCACGTCGGCCAGCTTGCTTTCCGCATCGGTGGCGCGCTTCAGGTTCGCGTGGCTCTTCTTCTCGTTCTCGCGGCTCATGGCCTGCCACATGGACACCTTGTCGGCAAGGTCGTTGCTGTCGGCCTTAGGCGTGGTGTCGTTCTGTTCGCCCGTTCCGGGCTCACCGTCCACGGTCGTTTCGACGATGGGGGTGTTTTCGTTGTCAGCCATCAGGGATGGTTCCTTTCAACTTGGTTGCTGTTACGCGGCAAGGCGAAGCCTCGCCCTGAGTTGTTGCGCGAACGCAAGGTTTGACGCCAGCGCCTGTTTCAGGTGCGGCGAAGGTTCGAAATGGTAGGTGTGCTCCTCGTAGCGGAAGTGTTCGGCCTCTCCGGTCGATTCGACCTTCCGGTAGTATGCGGTGAACACGTTGGCTCTCTCCAACATTCGTTGAATCTGCTCCCGTGTCATATCCGCGTCGGGCTGATGCCAGTCCACGTCCTTGCGGGGCTTGACATCCTTGGCGCTCAATACGGGGCCTATCTCGCTGTTGGTGAGGGTAAGCACGCGGGTCTGCCGGAGTTTCGCGGATGCGGTGCCGCCCGCCTCCTTGTAGATGCGTTTCAGGTCATCGTCGTTGAGTCTCAGACCGGGGTCGTTGTCTCCGACGATGGGGAGCACGGTGCAATGGCAGTTGCCGTGCAAAGGCATGAGCGCGGCTATCGAATACACCCTGTCGGCTGCGACCACGCACAAGCCGCACGTGCCCGTCTTGGACAGTTCCGGGTGGATGATGCGCCGGTATCTCGTGACGCCGGACTTACGGTATCGTTCCAACGTGGCATGGGTTCCGGCGATCATGGAATCAGTGTCGATGATGTCGATAAGACGCTCGTTCGCCTCTTTCAGCCACCTGTCAACGGAACGCTGCGCGTCGGCCTCAAGGTTCTCCCACGCGGACGGGCGCAAGTGAGGCTCCTTACTGGAAGCGTCCCTGTAGGATTCCACGGGGCGGAGCATCATCTTCCACGGGTCCGTGTTGTCCCTGACCACCTCGAACTCCGGGAGCTGACCCTGCGCGGTGGCGCCGACAAGTCCGAGCGTGATGTCGGCATAGGCTATGCCAAGTCGGCGCATACGCTCCACGAACGCCATATACCGTGAGGTCAGGTTAGCCGACGCGCCCTGCGTGATGGCATCGTTCCACCAGTCGGCGGGGGACAGGCTCTGCCACATCTTCCATGCGGCGGTCACGTATTCCTCGACCAGTCGGGCGCGTTCGCGCTCGTACCGGCTCATGCGCTGGTTGAGAATCTGGGTGATGTCGGCCATCAGAACGTCTCCACGCCGTCGAGACTGGTGACGCTATCGGAAACGCCGTCGCCGTTCTCGTCGCCGTTCAAACCGTTAACGGCGGACTGGGTGGTTTCATCCCATCCGGTCGCCGGCTGCACGGCGCCCTGCAGTACGGGCTGACCGGCCGATTGGTCGGAGAATGTCAACTGGTCGGACATGCGATTCATGTCATCCTCGGCTATATCCTGAGCTGTGAAACCGAAGTCATGGGTGAGAACCGTGCGGCGGGCCATCAGACCGGACTGGTATTTCAGCTGGCCGGATTGGGCGAGTTCCAGACTGCTCGTGGACACCATGGGCTTCCACATCAGCTCGAAATCGTCCTCGGCGGCGCTGCCCTCGCCGTTCAACGTCAACGCCATGCGAATCATGCGTCCGATGGCCTCGGACGCGAGGGCGTTCAGGTTCTCGACCTTGAACCGCAGCGTCTCGCGCTTCAACTCGGCACCGTTGGCGGAACCCTGCACGTCAGGGCTGAGAATATCCAACGGGATGCCGGCAGTGGCCGCAAGATGCTTGATGTCGGCGTTGATGACGTTCTGCAAGCCATTCAGATCGGTGGTCTGAGACTCCCATATATCCACGCCGTCCGGCAGGTTCCATAGTGCTGCGGGACCCATGGCGAACCTTTCAGAAAGGTCGATTGGGTCACCCTCATCCTTCAAGCCCTGAATGACCTCGATATCCTCAGGGCCGTATTCAAGGTTGATGTCGCCTTTGATGGCGCGTTGGCGGAACGCCTGCATCATGGTTATGCACAGGCGGTCGAAAATCTGACGGTCGATACGGCGCAGAGTATCAAGAAAAGGCTCGAACATGCCCATGCCGTCCGGCGTTGGCAGTTTGACCACCGGAAGGCTTTCGCAGGCTAGAGCGTAATCGTAGGTCTCATCGCCCTGTGCCCACTCCCAAGTGTTGCCCGGCTCCCATGCCTTGCCTTCTATGGCGAGCTGTGCCACGGCCTCGTCATCGTCGGGGTCAGTCACCGTGCGTTCGCTCTCGCGCGTGGCGAGCTTGGAATACACACGTTTGATATTGCCGGCTTCGTCGCGTTCCATGCTGAACAAGCGAATGTTCTCGACCCCATCACGGGCGTCATAGCTGTAATGGATGGCCGAATCTTCATCATCCGACATGTAGCAGCACCAAGGGCTCCACGCCTGCACCAGCTTCTTCCCGCGCCCCTTGTTCACAAAGCCGTAGGAGGCGCCGTAATCCGCAGTGTCGGGGAACAGGTGGCAGCGCAGCAGCGTGTCCATCATGCAATCCCTGTACATGGCGTCGGCGGCGGTGTCCTTCACCTTATCGTCGGATATCTTGCGGAAACCGTTCGGACGCTGACGGTCGGTCACGCTTTCGCTGATACGGCGAGCCAGATTCAACGTGCCTATCTCGCGCATGGTGCGGTACACGGGAGCCGCGTTCGGGCTTGTGCTGCCGGGCACGCTCGTGGAGTCCACAAGCTCCTTGCCGTCCTTGTACTGTTTCAGAACGGCGAGCATGGGAAGCCTGCGCCCCCAAGCCGTAGCAAGCTGGGTGAGGTTCCAGGCATCCGTATCCTCGACGGTCGCGTTCCTGATGGCAAGCTGCACGTCGGGCATGGGCTAACCTCCTAATAGATGCGAATGGGCGCGCGACGCCTCTTCTCCTCGGCTATCTCCAGATAGCGGGCGCGTGCGCGGTATGCGAGAATGCCCGCGACGCAGGCATCGATCTTGTTCGGGCTGGCCGGTGATTCCTTGAGAATCTTGTAGCCATACGATTTGTCCGCCCGGCGCGGATGCCGGAAATGGTTGACGAGCCTCGGGTCGGCAAGCAACGCGATGCTGTTCAACGCTGGCTTTCTGCCTTCCGGCTCCTCATACGGGTAGCGGAAACCTGTGGCCGCGTTCTCCGTGGCCTGATACATCTCGTTCTTCCAGTTGTTCGTATAGAACTTGACGAGATCGCCGTTCTTGCGGGGGCCGACCTTCAGTTTCTTCCCGTAGTCCTTCTCCCAAGCGCCTATCATCGACTCGAAGAAGGCCGCGTCGGCAAAGAAGCCGACCACGTTGTACTTGTCGAGCATGTCTCTGGCGGCTTGGTCGAAAGCGTCACGGTCAACCCTCCACGTGGCCTTCTCCGGCCCGTCCGGGCATTGCTCCAGCTTGATAAGGAACAGCATGCCATCGGACACCCTGCAACCAACGAGGGCTGTGGAGTCCTTCGACACGGAACCGTCGAAGCCGAGCGTTATCGGCTCCTTCTTGGTGACGAATTTCTGCCAAGCGGTTTCGAGCTTGCGGGAACCCAGATAACCGGCCATCTCGTCCTTGTACAGGACATGGGATTGAATGTCGGACTCCCTGAGCCAAGCGTTCTGCACGCTGGAAAGATTGTTCAGGAAGTAGCGAATCGAATCTGCGGGATCGGTGTCCGGCTGATAGATCTGGTCAAGCTGACCATCCAACGTCAACCACCCGTCCTTGGACGGGCCAAGCTCGCCATCGGTCAGCGAATAACGGCCATCGGCGCTCAGACCGGTCTTGTTCTCAATCGGCACGTCGGTACCGTCCTTGAGAATGATATGGTCCTTCCCATCAGGGCTTTTCAAGGATTGACCGTAGGCAATCTCAAGAGCCTTGGTCATCTTCTTCTCGTCCGAGAAGTCCTCCACGTCCAACGTCGCGTACACATGGTCGAAGTAGATGCCGGCACGATGCTTGATTCGTCCTGCGGCCACATCCCACGCATACTTGTACGACGCTTCAGCGATACTGCCCTCACCGGGACGGTACATCGTGGAGGTCTCCATCATGAACGTGCCAGCGGTACCGGCACGCTTGCCGAGGTTACGGGCCACGGTCTTGTACACGTTCCACAGCTTCGGCTGCACCATAAGATGCGTCTCGTCGGCAAGACCACAGGTGGTCAGCTTTCCATCCTGACTGGAAGCGCCAGAAGTGATGGGCATGATGATTCCGCCCTCGGGAAGCATGATACGGGTCGTGCCCACATCCATGCCCATGCCCTTCCAATCGGACAAGGGGCCGGAATCGCAGTTGTAGTAGATGGACTCGAACACGTTGCCGGCCTGCTGTTCGGAATTGGCCAAGCACACGACCTCGGGTTGGGTGACAGGCTTGCCCACAGGCTCACCCTCGCGATACTCGTATGTCTCACCCATGAACGTGTAGGTCTCGCCCTCACGCGCCCAATGGTCGAAACGACAAGGACCGAAACCCTCGAACATGCCAACACCAGCGGCCTTGCCCGACTTGTCGCGACCCTTGGCTCGGGAAAGGAACAGACGATTGAACTTGCGTTTGCCATTCCTCTTCAACGCATAGGCGCCGACCATGAACTGGTACTCGTCCAAATCGAAATGCATAGGCAATCCGATGCCGTCGCCACGACCGATAAGCGTGAACGTCTCAATCCACCACACCGCCAGATGACCGAGGGAATGATCGTACTCCCACTGCGTCAGCTGGGGAATAATGTCATGCGCCACCGTTCACCACCCTCAACTGACGGCGGCGACGGTCAACATCCTCCTTCACCGCCTCGCCACGGGTTTCCGGGCGACCGGTTCCGGTACTCATATCATCAGCCTCAATGGCCTCGATCTTCGCCTTGATGCGGGCGGCGGGCGTGATAAGAAACGAGTCCTCACGCTGACGAATCTCAGCGGCCATCACCGCAGAAGGCTTCGACATACGCCAGTAATCATCCTTCAGCTTCGCCAAATCCATCAGCGAAAACCAGTCGGCCTCCATGCCCATGCGCGGAGCCATAGGCCCCGTCTGCATCGACTTGTACCAGCGTTTCGTCAAGTCAAGCCACTCACGCCCATCAGGACGAGTCGCGGGCAAGTCCAGACCCATCACGGTATCAGGACTCTTCAAAACCATATTCCTACCGGCCTTGCTACGACCGGAATGACCATTGCCAGCCATGCTTCAACCCCATTCCGCCCGTTCCGGGCACGCCGAAGCCAAGGCATTCCGCCTACAGGCAACGGTTATGGACTAGAAGTCGGTTCGCCAAAGTCGCCTGACGCGACTTCTCCAAAGGAACCTTCCACTTAAACGCCGGACCATCAGGCCCGAAAGAATCAACATCGACCCTCTTGCCGCACACAGCGCACACGCCATCGCATTCCGCGATGACATCCGCGTCGGTGAACGACTCCACCCGAATATCCGGCTCGATATCCTCGGCCTCGACCTGCTTGACGAACAAGGGGGTTTCCGGATTGGGGGGATACTTCACAGGGTCTTTATCCGACAGCCGCTTGTACTTGCTGCGATGCCTGCCGGAACAGAAAATCTGGTCAACACGAGACGGTTGAAAATAATGGCCTATAGGACACAAACGGGTACGAAACGGGATAATCGGACTCCCCGCATACCGGTCACGGTCATAATGATGACGGCACAAGCCGCGCGCATACACCGTATTCCCGCAGCCGGCCACCATGCATACATAGCCGCTCACTGAAACGCCGGATGCGAATACCATTGCTCTTCCTTCCGGCGTTCACGATTCATGCGCCGCTGCTCAGCGGACTCCTGCGCGGTTTTCTGCGAATGATGGTACGGGCACAAGGCCCACAGATTCGACGGGGAATCATCATCGGGCTCACCGTTCTTCGCGCGAACCTTATGATCGACCTCATTGGCCGAATAGCCGCAAATATGCTTTGCCCCCGTATGCCAATCAGTCACAATCCACTGGCATCGATAGCGGTCCCGCTCCAATATCTGCTTGCGGGTCCGCTCCCATCCGGGGTTGAACCGTGCATTACGGTTGGAAGATGACCAAGCCACGATGACTCCTTACACGTAGGGGGCGGAGCCGGTGGGAGCGTGGCGAGCGAGCATTCCAACGGGGTTAATCCAAATACAGGGGATGTTGGTCCACGAGCCACCGGCTCCTAGAGGCAATCCCGAGAATCGAACTCGAACCTGCGCTTTACGAGAGCGCCGCTCTTCCAATGAGCTAGAATGCCATGCCTCCCACTAGGGGAGCGCTGTTCAGTTATCGCCGCACGGCATGGCATGAAGCCGCCGCCGACATCCGGCGATGACCCAAGAAGCCGTCACCGCCTGTAATCGCCTCTTCTTGAAGGCGTTGTGGTACCGGAGTGGACTCGAACCGCCGACCCTATGACCGTAGCCATACGCTCTAGCCGCTGAGCTACCGGCATCGCATACCCGGTGAGAATCGAACTCACGTCACCGGTTTTGGAGACCGGTACTCTACCATTGAGCTACGGGCATATAGGGATAGTCGAACCCCCACGACAGTCAGGGCCTTGACCAGCCTCACCGACCATCTCGCGGATGATGCAAGATTTGCACTTGCGAACCTTTTACGGTTTACGGCCTAGCAAGCCGCCGCATTCGTCTACTCTGCCAATCATCCACGGCCACGCCCCCGGTCCAAGAAAACAACACCAATACAAAACGGAATCCCAGAGAACTCGACCTTACAAATCCTCGTAAAACTGTTTTGACGGTTCGGTTTTCAAAAAAGGCGTGGCCTAGTCGTGAGAGAGGGAATCGAACCCACAACACACCGGGTTTGAGCCGGCGTCCTCTACCAATTGGGATATCTCACGCAAATATGAGAAAACCCCGCGGCTGCGGGGCCTCGTCTTGTCAGGAACCTGAGCTTCGCTCCATTCCCCAACAATCCGTCTACACGACATTTTACTCACAACAAGCGTTGCGGCAAGCGTTGCAGTGAAGAAAATGTGAAAGAACAGCACTCACCACAGAAGCGAACGGTTTTTCCATAATAGCCCCAGATCGCATCCAGCGTCAGAGCTAGAGTCGCAGCGGCCCCGCGTCTTGCCCGTGGGTACCCTTCCCTTGGGGGTGGGGTGTATGTGTCGGCGTGTCGTAGTGTGGCGCGTGGTATGCGCGCGGTCGTATGCGGTTGTGAGTATGGCCGTGTCTGTGACGCGGCTATCCGCGTTGTCTGGGTGTGAGTGTGGCGTGGTCGTGGCCGTCTGTGCCGTTGCCTGTCTATCCGTCCGTGTGAGTCCGTCACGTGGTGGTTTGCCTCTATGTCATGCTTGTGTGTGGGCGGAGAATGACAGTCGTGCGGTGTGGTTTGTCAAACTTGGTGTGTCGTGACTCATGCTTGCGTTGTTGAGTGTGGTTGGCTCAGGTTTTGTTTTTGATATTTCTTATTGAGAATATTCTCGTTAAGCCTTTATTTGGTATATAAGGTATATACCCGCGATTTTACGTCGTGAATCGTAAGTTTCGACACGCCGAGTGAAGCTAGTGTTTGCAATGGTTTACGGGTGGTTCAGTCGCTATTGACTTGCGTTCCAGTATTGGACCGCGTATAGTGATAGCCATCAACCACGGAACACCAAGAAAAGAACCCCGAGATGAACACCACGGAGATTAAAGCCAAAGCCTTTAGAGCGGCGGTAGACCTGGCCACGGTATGCAAGCCCTGCACCTATGACAACGTGCTGGACATCACGGCCATAGCCCTCGGTATCGAGATGGACGACAACGAGGAATACCCCGCCGAGCTCTACCGCAAGTTCGACCGAGTGTGGGCCGAGCTCAACTACTGACAGCGCCGCCGATAGGCGGGTACTGGGTTCGAGTCCCAGCGGCGCACGAAGTCCCGGTGATAGGTGAGAGCTATCCCGAGTGACATGAGAGTTTGAGAATTGAATAGTGTTACCGATACCCAGTCAAGGACTGGTGAGGGATAATGAAGCAAGGCAGAGGTCTTGCGAGTAGTGCGGGGGCCGCTGAGAGAACGCGGCGCGATGGCATCAGAAACTCCGTCTGCGAATAAGCCAAAGGTATAATTAGGCCCACTGAAACAGATAGCGAGGTGGGCCATGGACTACAGGGAATTGCAAGACAGCAAGAATCTGGATAATCAACAGTTAGCCGATAAAATCGGCATACCTCGTACCACGGTATCCAAGTACAAGAATGGGCATCTCGATACAAAAAACATGACGTTAGAGATGGCTGTTAAATGGTTACGTGCGTTGGGGCGGCGCAAGATGGCTAACGATTTATCCGAGATGTTTGCGCTTGCTGAGGCTCCAAGCGAGTCGAAAGAAAACACTAGCGAAAGCTAGGTGTGTGCCCTAATCAATTCTTCGCCTGACTGTGGGCCTTGTACACAGTCGGCCTAGCTCACTGGGTTTATCCCATAGTCTAGGCACTCATAGCGTGTCCCAAGGTGGACGGGATACGCTGGAACCTGTTATATCGAAAGGTGGTGAGCCGTGCCGGTTGGCGATATCGTCGTTGACCCGCGTATCCAGACTCGACATCCCGACGTGTCCGCTGATTCGGTGCGCGTGGCATGGTCGAACGTCGTGCGGTTTATGGCGCGTGAGGATACCGACCCGTTGCGTTATGTGGCGGTTGGATACGACGAGTACGGGCGTTTGCTGGAAATGGTGGCGGTACTAGATGAGTCGGATCGTTGGCATGTGTTCCATGCCATGCGTGCGACGCCGAAGGTGCTGCGGGAACTGAAACTTTTGTAAAGGAGGAAGTGTCATGTCTTTTGTTGCGAAGGGTGGCCGTGTGGTCACTGATGACATGTTGGACAAGTGGGCCGACGATGCGGATAACGGCGAGTTCGGCGGAAGGCCGGGTGCGGTGTATTCCGGGCCTGTCGTTCCCGTCGCTCAGGCGGATGCTGTCAGTCGGACGTTTTCGTTAAGCGCTGACATGTCGGCCATGTTGGATGCCGTCGCTAAACGTCGTGGCGTGTCCGCTGATGACATCATGCGGCACGCGCTGGTGCGTGAGTTCGCGTCAGCGTGAGCTGTTCGGCGTGCTGGTTTTCCGACACGCCGATTTGTTTAAACCAAAATGATACGTTATGCTATCAATTATCAAGCCCAATCGGGCAAGACAAAAGCAAGTTTGAGAACTTAACAGTGTTTCCCTACATGCAAATGATACATTTTGCTGTCATAATTGGTTTACCTACTACTAGAGAAAGCGGGTAAGCCTATGGGACTTAAGGAACTGCGCAAACAAGCCGACTTAACACAAGTTGAGCTAGCCAAGCGCACTGGAATAGCGCGAACAATCATCAGCAGTTATGAGACCGGGCGGCGAGACGTTCGGAACATGACTCTTGAAAACGCTTTGAAGATATCCAGTGCACTCAACTGCCAACCGAGCGACCTGATGCGTTAAAAGAATGCGGCTAAGTAGCGCCAACTACCTAGCCGCGTGCCTTAAGTTGAAAGTTCTCTAACCAATCAATCAAATCGAGGCTGTGCTATCTTAGCACGCCTCACATGGAAGTGAGGAACCATGCGTAAAATTCTGGCGGCTTCAGCCGCGTTAATCACACTTTTCACCCTGTCCGCTTGCGGTAGTGATACCGCGAACATCCCGCAATGTGAGAACGAAGACGGCTCGGGTCAAGCTGGACTCTGCTACTGGGATAGTGCTCGAATGGGCAACGGACGCGGTACCGGCCTGTACATCTACCAAGACGGCGTGCTAATCGGCGAACGCTACTAAGTCTTTCAATCAGATTCAATCAGTCGCGCGGCTGTCTCCGCGCTTCATCAATTCAAGGGAGATTCAACAATGTCTATTGAGGAAATGTGGGACGCGCTGAAAGATGATTACGGTGTGTCCGAGCAGACTTTGCAAGTTGTCACCAATATCAATGGCTACAGTACCGACACCATGCATGACGTGCTGTACGCGGTAGCCGCCGAACGTCACTTCGATGGCGAGGTGGCATGATGGCACGCTACTTCTACGCTTTCCGCTGGGCTTATGGTATCGGCACGACATGGGATGATGGGTCATGGCCTGGGAGTCTCAGGGTGTTTGATTCGAGGGCTGAGCGTGACGCTTGGGTTGCCGACGACGTGTTTGATGGTAACTGGCATTGTGAGGCCATTACGGCAAAGGAGGCGCGTCATATCATGGCGGACACTGTTATCGGTTGCGACAATGAGATGATCGCACGGTTCGACGGTAGCCGGTCGGCTGTCGAACGGTACGCGCCTACCGCCGAATTGGTCAGGGCATGGCGGCGTATCGACATGCAACTTAACCCAGTTGCGTATATGGGTGAGTGATCGACCATGATTGACCATTACCGTTGCAAGTCGTTTCCCGTGGCTGTTGCCACTCAATCGCATTATGAGGCCAAAGGTTATCCCGTGGAGCTAGTCCCGTGGGGTAGGGGCTACATGGTACGAGTCCATCGTTAATAAATCGTTGTGGGGCATGGCGTTGTGGCCGTGCCCCTCTTGTTTAAGGGAGATTCAAAATGTCCATTACCGTTAAAGATGTTGCCGACATGGTGGAACGTGTTGACGAAAAACTATCGCCATTGACGCGCTATGACGGTTTCCAACCCTATGAGGGCATCTATCGCCTTGGCGACTGGGGATATGTGACGGAAACCGAATATAACAAGGCTTTCGAGCATGAAGATGGTTGGGCGCAAGACGCTTACATTTTGGACGGTAACGGTGTGAGCCATACCCGCATTAGTCAGCTAATTAACGAAGACGATACCGGTAAGGCAATTTCCGATTACATCAATGAGCGTTTCAACAATGACCAAATGGACGACGTTTTCTACACCGAAGCCACCGAAGAGGGTGAATGCTGAGAGTCTTCTAGCCGCCTACTCATTCCAGAAAATCAATCAAAATCGAATCTTTACAAGTGAGGTAAACCAAAATGAAGAAGCTGACCAATGACCCGTCGCGTAACGTGAATGCCGTGAGCGGCATGTGGGTGCGGTTGCGCAAGGATGGCTCGAAATATGATGTTCGGTATGTGAACGCTCGGGTTAGACGAGTCTGGTCACTTTCCCAGACTTCGCAGGGCACGGCGTGGAATGTTCAGGCCAAGGGAGTCCAGTATGAGGACTTTTTGAATGGCATGAGGTCAAGCTCCGTTGACCTTGAGCATGGTTGGATGCTCATACCCGATTCCGAGCGTATGAAGACAGTGCCGGTGCCGGTACCTACCGGAATGGACGCTAAAACGGTTGGCGGCATTGTCGCGCACCCATCGATCGATGCAAACTGGAAGTGTGAGGAGGAACGCTTCACGAGCAATGTTCAGTGGCCGGTGCCTATGCCCGAGGACGCGATATTGGAAGACGAGTTCATGGATGATGAACCCGCGCCGGATACACAGGAGATTCCCGAAGTGCCGCCGAAGGTGAACAGTTTCGCCGTCTCCTATTGTACGATGCCTGACCTGATGATGGCTAAGGAATGCCCCGAATTGCAAGGTTTGGGCCCTATCCGTCACTTCCGTACCAGCAAGGGCCGCAAGGTGGCCTACGTTGCTTCGGCCAATGGCAGGTGCGTTGTCGCCTACCGTGCCCGTTATGAGCGTGGCAGTGACAGGCAGTTGGAAAAGGCGGTGGCCGATTACGTGGCTACCGTCCGCGACAAGTGGGTTAAGGCGGCGTGACATGAGCGAGATTCGGGAGAAAGCCGTACGCCTGTTGTTGCAGGCGGCTTACGAGATGGCCGCCGATAACGCGGATAGCGTGGCGGATATCTTCGACTGCCAGCATGGTTTTATCGATGATTTACGCCGTCGTGCCATGCTGAAGCTGGACAAGCCATACACCGCGCCGGACTTCGATACTGCGGAACAGCAGATAGCCGAAACCGGTTTGTCGTTGGACATGCTCGACAAGAGGGCGCGTGAGGCGTTCTCACAGAAGTATTCCACCACGTATGACCGGTATGAGTGCGCTATCGGCTGGTGCATCGACGACATGCTGGGGTGGGAATGATGGAAGTCAAGATACCCACTAGCAAGATTCGTGAGGTTCTGGAGTCCTCTGGCTATGCGTATACGCCGGATAATATCGCGGCGGTACGCGCAAACATTCCACTCCACACGTCTGACCTGATTCTGGCGGCATTGAACGCCACCGATTTACCCGACAAGCGGTTTGCTTTGCCACTGTTCTAAGGAGCTTTTCAAATGACCACTTACTATATGCAAGACAAGAATGACTATTACCGTTACACTCGAATCAGCAAGCCACGCGCCTACTGGGAGTGGCTGACCGACGCAGTGGAATGGCTGGTCAGCTGGCATGAGATCAACCCGTGCACGTTCCATCACTGCGGTTGGCGTTTCTGGCACTGGGTGTCCGCATGGGCCTACTGCGAGGCTATGGAAGGTGGCTATATTGCGGAGCAGTCCTATCTTGACTCATATTGCAAGGTGGAGTATTCCGACAATGGCCGTGTGGCGGTCATCCGCGCCTATTGATTCCTGCCGCCTGGCGTTTTCCTCACTTCCGCTGGGCGGCATCCCATACCTATAAACCAAACCAATACTTTTTAGGAGATTATTATGAGCGCCACTATCAAACTTACGTTGAGCGACTACAGCGTCCGAGAACGCTTGGACGGCTGGTGGCGTATCCCTACGGTCGCCCAATACTTGTATCCCAATGGCGAAACCCAACAGTTCATGAACATGCTGGACGAACTGGACGGCGTGGTACACGATACTGAGGCACAGTATGAAGACAGGTTCTCGTTCGATGATTACGCTGATTTTCTTGAGAGTCTGGCACCTGAATATCGCAAGGCGTTTCCCATCGCGCTGGACGGGTGGAAACACAAGGCGGGTGAGATTTACATCTACTGGTAAAAATTCGGATACTATTCTATCCCAATATGGTATATGATTGATACCATCTGTTAACCGTTAAGGAGGTTGTTATGGGTAAGCTGGTAGCCAATATCGATGATGATGTCAAGGCGCGTGCCGCCGCGCTCTACGATTCCATGGGCATGAGCCTGAGCACCGCCGTCAACATGTTCCTACGCCAGTCTCTGGTGGACAACGGGTTGCCGTTCAAGCCGACGCGGCACACGCCGGACGGTTATCCGGTGCCGCCTGTTCACAATGCATACATGTTCGAGCGTTCGGAGAAGGGCCATGTGATACTGCCCGCCGATTGGGATGATTCGGAGGATGATGTCTATGACCAGTACGCCAAATGAACCGCGCCTGTATGACGTGTGGCTGATGTGGGTCGAGTTTCCCGACCATCCCGGTATCGGGAAGCCGCGTCCGGTGGTTATCACCGAGGTTGACGGCGATCTGGTGTCGGGTATCGTGGCGAAGATAACCGGCAACACTGATTGGGATGAGGCCGGTGACGTGCCGCTGCTCGACTGGAAGGCCGAGGGGCTGTTGAAGCCGTCGCTCGTGCGCTGTTCGCAACGCTTCTACTTCAACAGGAGCGAACTGCTGCAATGGTTCGGACGACTCTCGTTGAGGGACGCGGAGCATGTTAACGACGGGTTGAAAGCCACATTGGACATTCCACCATACAGGCGAAGCGTATAGCCGTTATCGTTTTCATGATGTTTTTGGCGAGGATACCCCGGCCCTTGTGGTCGGGGAGGAATCGCCTTCTCCTTTTCAATCAATTACCGCGATGACGAGCATCGCGGTAATTGATGGCCTCATGGACTTGTTCTATGAGGCCATTCTTATAGAAACCATCATTTAGAACCGCATCATAGGGCTTTCTATGGTGCGGTTTTCACATAAATCAGCATTTAGACGGGACTTTAGAGCGTTCTATTGTTCCGTCAATCGTTTTACCGAACAATACAAAGGAAGGTTTTGTCATGGAAGACAAGTTGGAGAATTTGCAGGCGTTGATTGAGGGCTCGGGGCTAGGGGATGTACGCCAAAAGGTGCGGGGCATGTCCGAGGCGCGGGTCCTGTGGGTATTGGATGGATATAAGATTGATGGGTTGCCGTCCGGCCGTGAGTTTTTCATCGAATGGGATTCGCTGGAGCACGTACAAAACCAGTTGAGGGAGCTTGCGGACGGCGGCTATGACGCCGACGATGACGTGGCCCAGATGATGAATGACCTTGTGCCTGTCGATACGGCGTACAGTCGTATGCGCAAGGTCCGCGCCAGCTTGAAGTTTTTCGCCGCGATGGCGGAAGGCGACGGTATGGAGACCTACCGTATCTCCCAGCATGTCACGACAATCGAATACCGGCAGGTCAAGGCTCCCAAGGGATTGACCTTCGCTGAACTGTGCGATTGGGTGGAGGAGAACGGTGACGGCGATCTATACGACGTTGACGATATCGGCAGTGACGTGTTCGCCGCCAGTCGCCAGGATGGTACGGAACTTAGTTCCAAGGAGTCGAAATGATTACCGCGATCTACCGTTTCGAGCGTTTCGACCCCGCCACCAACACCGAGTTGTGGCGGCGTATACCACGCTGGAAGCTGCGTCTCATGTGGCTTCAAGCGTGGCTTAAACGCGATAAGGCGGCTCGAATCGGCTACCGGGCGTGGTTGTACGCGCGTGTTTCAGGTGGCGGCGAATGGCTGACCGGCGACATGCTGGACTGGAATCAGGAGGTGTCCAAGTGAACGTCGAACGTATGGAGAAAGCCTTGCACGAGGTGTGGAAATACTATGACGAAGCAGGGGAGACTGGGCAAAACTATGTGCTTGACCCGGATAATCTCACCAAGTTCGCCGCCGATCTGTGCAAGGAATACGAGAAATCTTGATACACTGAAGGCCACGGGACTATCTTGTGGCCTTCTGGGAATTAGCGAACCAAGTACAAGAGGCATGATGTTTCGTCATGCCCGAATATTCTTTCAGGAGGAACTATCATGTCCATCAAAACCACCATCGTCCACATGCCCAGCGGAAAATGGCGTTTGGAAACCCGTCAAGGCGCATGGCCGATAAACCGCAATTGGAATGGGTTCAACACGTGGCCGGAATACGATCACAAGCCTACGAAAGAGGAAGTGGATGTGTTCGCACGTGAACTGTTCAAGGCCATGTTCGGTGTGGAGCCGATATTCATTGGTATGGAAGATGACGAATACGAATACGATTCCCGTGCCGGTCTTTGACGGATAAGTGGAAAACGTGGGCCCGATTATACGAAAACATGCTTTTCATTCACTGAAACCCGTGAAGATCAATAAAAAATAGATTTTCACGGGTTTCAAGCTATGATAGGCGTGTTATAAGACGCCGCTGCCTCTCGTGGAAGCACACTAGGGCGGCATTCTTATTCCTCCTTTGCCGATTTGATGGCTCCGTCCAGAAATTCCATCGTGCAGCGGAACAGTTCGGATTGCACGTATGCGACAAGCTCATTTGAGACCGTCATGTGCTTGCATGCCTTGGCCTTGTGTCGGTATCCGAGAATCTCGGCGTTGTACAAGCCCATCGCAGCATGCACGCATTCATGGCTGACGATATGCGGCAGCAGGTGTTCGCGGCTCAAATAGATCACGCACATGGGGGAGTTCCCGTATTTCACCACATTGGTCTGCGTGTCGATTGTCGCGGACTGCATGAGGGTGATTCCGGCTGTACCGTTTTCGAACGCGGCATCTCCAATCGGCCTGTCGAGGTCATCGGATTCGATGGAGGATTCCACCGAGTCGATGCAGGCGGCTCTCCGCATGGTTTCCTCGGTATCGTACACGCGGACTTCCACGCTGACCTTGTGCGCGAACTCGGTCAGGTCGATGATGCACCTCTGATGGGGAAACAGCGTCTCAGGTTCCTTGGTCAATGTTTTCTCCGATTCTCGATGATGGCGACGGCCCCCAGTAGGAGCGTGAACAGGATGATTGGGATCGCGCTCATTGCCCGCCGTGAATGGTTTTGCGCGCATGGTTCAGCTGCTCCGTCAATGCGGGTGTCATTGCGGCCAAATGCAGCGAAGCGGTCAGCATGTGCACGATCATGTAGCTGGCCCACGCATTGCAGCAGGCGATCATGCCCTGCTGCCTGAATGGTCGTCATAGTTCCCCCTTGGCTTTGCGCGTGTAGTATTCCTCAGCGGTCAATAGTTCACGTGGGTGGAGGCATTCGACCATTTCGTGCCATGAATAGAATGTACGGCAATGACTCGCTTCTCCGTCGTACCATCCCACGCTTAACGGCTGAACGGGCTGGCCAACCCTATTGAGAACGAGAAGGATTCGACACCAGCCAAAAGAGGTTTTCAGCCAGTATTCACCTGAATCAAACGGCATGTAATAGCCAGCCAGCCCAATCTTCTTAGGCGCGGGACGGGTGGCATAGGCGAAACCGAGGAGCGAGACCACGAGCATAGCTGTCGGGCCTGTCTCGAACCAGTAACGAACTTTACCTTCATTGTCCCGGACTTTCCGCCCTCCCCAACCGGCGCAGACTCCAGAAGTGCCTACCTCAGCCTGACACTTGTTTTCCGTAAAGCGGATGAACTGGTACACGTTCGTACTGCCTTTGACGTGAATCAGGTCGCCGGGCTGTAGGTCTTCCCATGCGACGCGAATCTTCTTGCTCACCTGTGGTCCTCCTTGCCGATATCGCTGAATCTTGTGTAAAGCCAGTCGTTCACGACGTACGTGTTGTAATCATCCTGTTGGATGTACCACCAGCGGTTTTGATGGCCGGCCTTCAGATACTCCTCGCACGTGTGGTCGATGGTGTTGTCGGGGTTGACCATCTGCCTGAACGACAGTTCATCGACCACGTTGTTGCTGGCCACGAGATCGGCTATCCGTTCGATACGCTCCGGCGTGAAATCGGGGGTGACCACGTACACGACACGTACCTTCTGACGGTCGAACCATTTGCGGGGCAATGCCAACGCCACGTCATCGGACAAGCTCGTGGGACGCATGTGATACACCACGCGGTTGAACCTGACCTGCTGCATGACTTGAGCCACGTTGCGTCCGCATTGGAAGTAGCTGGTGTGCATCTCGGTTTCCGTGAGCCAGTCTCCGGCCCTGCGTATCGCCTCCCGGTGGAAGGCGACACGTTTCGACGCTTCCGGCTCGCGCATGGGGAACAGGGGGTCTCCGCCGCCGCTGAAGCTCAGGAACCTCATGGGGTGGCGTTCGCTTTCACGGCTGATGGTCCGCAGCGTGGCCTGCATGTCCGTCACCGGCACGTTCAATCCGGTTTTCCTTACGATGCAGTAGGGGCATGTCCAATGACAGCCGAAATTCGTGATAACCGAATAATGTCCGTTCATTGTGTTTCTCCGATCAGTTGTTCCATTTCACTCACGTTGTCCTGCTTGCGTTTCAACGCCACGCAACGACGTATCCACTCGCGTTTGCGCTTATAGACGTTTGTTATCTCCACATTGCTCAACAGTTCGTTGCATGAGCAGACAAGCTGGGGAATATCCGACTCCGAGTCCGTTTGCACGACGGGTTTCTCCCCGCAGACAGGGCATTCGGGAACCGGCTCGTCAACCACTGCCTTCAACCGTCTGCAACCGGTATTCCACTTCTGAACATTCTCGTCTTCAAAAAACGAGGCGAACGAAAGGATGCTTTCGACGTGATCGCACCATTCCAAGAGCTGCCACGAGTCTTTTTCCAGCCAGTAGTCGCGGTAGTTGCGGGTGACGCACACATGCTTCAGTTTGGGTACGAGTCCGCAGATGGGGCATGGTTCCACTACCGGTGGCTTAGGTTCCGGCTTTTCGACCGGTTCCGGCTCCTCCAAGTGCAGCAGTCGTTTCAGCCAGTTCATACGTTCCTCGATTCCATCGACTCGTTGAACGCCTTCTGGAACGCATAAACCCCGGCTTTAACGGCCTTTTCGACGGAACCGTCGGGCGGCAGCGTCACTGTCACGTGCGCGCGTGGCTGCATGTCGTCGCCTATGAACACGCTGTCCGGTTCCAGTTCGCCCGCCACCGGGACTTCCACGGTGAACGTGGCTAGTTGAAGCGCCTTGGAATACAAGCCCAATACCACTTCCGTGGTGCCAAGATTGATGCTCATTGAGTAATCTCCCTGCGTCCGAGGAACTTGTTGACGAAGAACGTCTGACCTTTGCCCGTGACTTTCGGCGTCTTGTTGATGGTCGTGTGACCGTCCGAGTGAACCACGGTGGTTTCCTTGATCTCGAACAAGCCCAATTCCATAGATTTCTGCGTGGGCATGTTGCGAGAGCTGCCGGTTTTCATCAGCCATCCGTTGTCCCTCAGCCACGCGAACAAGCGCGTGCCGCCAATATCCACGCCATTGCCTTTCAGGACTTTCGCCAAGTCGCCCACGAGGATGCTGGTCTTCGAGGTTTCCACAGCGTCAGCGAACAACGCTTTGGGACGCATCCGTTCGACCTGTGCTTGGGCCTTCTCCTTTTCCGCCCGCTCCTGTTTGATTTGTGTGGCAAGTCGGATAAGGAAGTCGGGTTCGGTGACTGCCTTTTCCAAAGTCGATTCGGTCATGTACGCGCCATGTTTGCGAATCGATGGCAGCACCTCATGCGTCACCCAGCGTTTGAACTCGCGAGCCTCGGGCTTGCGGCTGCGTAACACGAGGGAGTACAAGCCGGACTCGGACACGAAAACGGGTGCCTTGCCGCCGTTCTGAGCAATATCCGTACTACGGATATTGGTGATTTCATCGGCATCGAGGTATTCCCGAATATGGTTGGTGGCCGTACCGAGAATGGCGCATACGTCCGCTCCAAGGAACCACGGGTTGCCGTGTTCGTCGGTTAGGACACGCACCTGAATGCCGTTGAAGTCGAATGGTTGAATCTGATTGCTCACTTGGTGTCTCCTTCCTTGGACTGGTTTTGCGAAACCTGCATGATCTCCCACACGTCCGCATCCTCCGACAAGCCGGACGCGAGACGGTAGAAGTCACTGAACCTGTAGAGCGGATTGCTGTACGCATCCTCGCCCTGCTGGGGCAACTGGCCTCGATGTATCCAACTACGCAAAGTGCTGCGGTTCACGCGCATCCCGCACGCCTTGATGATGTCCAACAGTTCGCCACGGGTTCTCACCGCCTCCGATTGGAGGAGACGTTTCACCCGTTCCGCCCTGATGAGGGCTACCGGCATACTGAAACCGCATTTCGGGCATTTCGCCGTCTCCGCGTCCGCGTAGCAGGAGAGCTGGCCCAAGCACTTGTCGGCGGGGCATGAGCCGTACAGTACGGTTTCCCCGTCATCGTCCGTGAGAAAACGACGCAGCTTGCGTGTCAGACTGTGCACCAGTTCCGCGTACACGGGCGTGCTGGAATGCTCCATGAGTTTCGGATGATTGGCGATACGGTAAACCATGTCCGATAGCGGCGTGGACTCGGGCAGATTGATTTTCAGACTGCGCACCCACTCGTACAACGTGCCTTGCAACCCCGGATAACCGTGGTCATCGTCCGCGTACAGCAGATCATGCAGGGCCTCGCGTAACGGTGCGGGCGCAGTGCCGGATTGACCGCCGCCACCGTTCTTGTGCCCGTAGGCGCGGTTGATGCGATACTCGCACAGGTCGGGCAGACTGCGGTCCAACCATCGCAGGTCGCCGGTCAACTGGCTGGCGTGCTTGTCGCACAGGAGATTCAGATTCGGTTCGACGCCATGTCCGATAAGCGGCGACGGCGCGTCGGTGACGATATCCCGCCAGCAACCGTGGTAGCGGCAGAGCCTCGTGTTTTCAGTGGAAAAAGACAATAGTGACCTTGACCTTCGGTTTTTTTTTGAAGGTCTCGGACGTGTCAGCAACTCTTAATTATGCCATCAAACCGGTCATTGTTCAGCCGGACGGCGTGTCGCCAGAACCTCGTCCAATGTCACGCCCAAACCCGGATTGAAATCACTGGACTCACGCCGGCGCTTGGGTTTCGCGGGCGGCAAGCGCAGCGGGTCACGCGCGGCCAACGCCACCTGTCGAGACTCGTCCGGGGAACGGCCCATCATGCGCTGCCGGCGATACAACCACGCCTGATCTTCCACTAGTCCCAGACGTTCGCACTCCCGGCCTATCTGCGCTTCGGACGGTTTCGCACCGTTGCGCAGTTTGCGGACGATGCCGTTGATGTCGCCGGAACCACACCAGCGACCCGTGCTGTTGACCGCGTAGAAGCGTCGAACGGCCTCACGCGCCTCTACCGCCGTGATATCCGAACGCAGTTCCGAATAAAAAGCGTCAAGCTGAACATCATCCCACTGAGCGTTGCCGTGATGCGCGTTAATCAGCGACAACAACGCCGCCGCCTCACCCTTGCTGAGCATTGAGACCTCCCTGCGAGTATCGGGCACGCTCCTCCTCGGTCATGTACTGCCAGGTTTTCGCCATGTTCGCTTCGAGATTCTGCTGGCTGCGGGACTTGACCGGCTGGACTTGCCGGGCCCTTGGGGTCTCCGGTTTGGGTTTCTCCCAGTTGCGTGCGTACAGTTCCCCGCCGATGAACCGGCTGAACGTCTTCACGAACCGTTCCTCGGTGGCCCCGACATACGCTCGGGTTTTGGCTTCAAGAAACTCGCACGGGTCAGCCTCGCCGGCGGCTTTCACGATCTTGGGCCATTCGATTTCCAACTGCATTCGAGCCTGAGAGGTCTTCCCGTCGAACCTGTTCGTCGGGTAAATACGCTCAAGACTGTCGAGCAGTCCATCGAAGTCAGGCTTTGAGGGGGTAGGGGGAGTTGAATTATCTTTAGATAATTCATTCTGGTGTTCTGGTGTTCTGGTGTTCTGGTGTTTGTCCCGATTCAGATGACTTTCAGACGGCTGAATCGCATCTGAATCGGAGGTTTTCACCTCGTTCTTATTTTTTTGGTAATTTTCAGCATTGCTTTCGCGCTTCTTTTGCACCTGTTCGCGACTACGATTATGCATAAGATAATCGTGAATGTAGTACCCGTTGTTCCCGTCCGGTTCGATCATGCCGACATTGCATAGTGCTTCAAGTTCTGAATCGGTGATATCCAGCACGTAAAGCGCATCATCTTCACTGATATGACCGTCTGAAAGATTATCTCCGCAGAAGGTAAGCATCATCGTGAACGCGCCTATCGCGCTCGGGCATGTGTGCCTGAGTTTTCGCACCTTGCGATTCATGTAGAAGCCGTTGACAAGCTGGATGTATCCTTTGCGGGCCATCGTTATACCACTTTCCTGAAATCTAAACTCACCAGACTCATTCCGTCTCCTCAATCATGGTTTCGAGGGCAGCGACCGCGTTCTCACTGCGGTTCTCGGCTACTGCCTTCCAGAATTTCGTATGATCCAGGTCATTTCCTGTCCCTTTCCCAAATGTTCTCAACCGTTCCGCACCACTTATCCCACGCTTCCTCCCTCGTGTCGGCATAGGGGCCGTTCAAGTGGACAGCACAGTAATACATGTAGCGGCCTTCCCATTCGAATATGAACGGGGTAGTTCCGCAGAAGGGGCAACGGTGCCGTATCCTTGTTAATGGATTGAACATGATTGTCTCCTTAGATCCTGTATGAAGTTGTGGCGGCTTCGCCAGTCCGAGGGCGTGCCGCTCGTCGCCGTGAGCAGCACGCCGTCATCGAATATCTTCCAGTGGCCGCTGCCGGCGCGTACCACCGTGTAGCCGTGCGAGGCTATCCAATGCATGAGTTTGCGGTCATCTCCACGCGCGGTCATGCTTTGAGCCTCATCTTCAACGCGAGACCGTTTTCATGCACGCTGCCCTTATCGAAGCCCATGAAACCGTTGAATAGTTCGTATTCGAGCAATACGGTGTCCACGCGGAACTCGTCGTACTGATGGTTTTTGATGCGTTCCATGACAAGCCTCATCGATGCGGCCGTATCCCTGCGGTCGGCCTGTATCGGAATGAGATACGGCCAAAGATTCCATTCGCCCGGATGATCGTTCAGCCAATGGGCGAAATCAACGAGTTTCCTATCTTCCATCATGTTCTCCTTGCCTTTTCGATGAATTCGCGCAGATACGGGTCATCGATGTCGATGGGGTGGCCGGCGAAAACCATGCCGCCCTCTTGGATGGGCAATGGGGGAGTGCGTTTGGTTTTATGCTCCCTTGCCTATTTCGCGCTTCCGGCTCTATGCTTCGCCAACCGTATGGGGTCGGCCTTGATATGGCAGTTGCGGCAACGGGGCCCGCTGCACATCTGGTTACGTGGCCGGATACGCCCGCAGTCGATGCATTCGGTGGATGTCGTGTTGTGACTGTTTCCCATCAGGAGCGTTCCCTGACCACGTAATCCGGGTGTTCCCGGCAATAGTCTTGGACACGTTCCAACCATTTGATTGCGCCGTCCACACTGCCCCAATCAACCAACTCGCCGTTCTCGTCGCGCGGATTGTATTCGGAACGCAGCTCATGCAACGGCTGAAGGTAGATGCGCATGAGGGCGTGCCCTATGATTTCGGCGCATTCCCTACCGGTCTTGCCGTCCAAGTCGGTTGACGGGCGAACATGATAGGCGGCGAAGAACGGGCCGAGATTGTACGTGTAGTTGAAGTAGCAGCCATAGTCATAGTCAGGGTCGTACCCGTAATCCCAGAAGTTCTCGGGAATATCCCGGCGTACCACATACAGGTCGTAGCTCATTCTTCGTCTCCTTCGATGATTCCATGTCCTGCTATCAATGCGAGGGTCTTTAAGTCGGTGAGCACGGGCTGGTTGTCCATGCTTGACAACGTGTTCAAGCCGAGACCCTTCTGTTTGAACACGACGAACCAGTAAGGTGCGTCAGCGTTACCCGCCTCGGTACGGCCCTCCTGCATCCACTCCTTGAGTCTCCCCGTATAGGTGCTGTAGTTTTTACACTCCAATACGACCGGCTGGCCGTGGATACGCAGACCGGTGATATCGCCCTGGTCTTTCGTCCCATGCAACACTTCACGGTGTATCGTCTGCTCGCTGTCACCCAACCGGGCGCGCAAATAGTTGACCACCTTGGATTCAAGCAGTGTGCCTTTGGCTTTCTGTCGGCTCATTCGTCCATCCACCATTCAGTCGGGTCATCGTGAAACTGGCAGTCCACGCAGTCCCCGAATACGTTCAAGATTCCTCCGCAGTACGGGCAATGCTCATACTGGACGGGCAGATAACTCGGACGCATAATCAGAACTCCGGGTTATCTCGTAATCGTTTTTGCACGTCCCCGCGCATCTGCTCGATCACACCAACCCGAAGTCCGGTAGCCAAGCGAATCTCCTCTGCCGGACGGTTCGAGTCTTCAATGAGCAGTTGCCATGCTTTACTTTTCGCTTTGCTCAACATGAGCCCCCTTCTCCAAATTAGAGCTGATACGCACCCGATAGTCGGTGATGCTCCAAGTCAGATGGTTCAACTGCCAGACGGTGAGTCCAAGAAAAACCAGCAGACAAAACGCTTGAACAATGGCCATCATCGTATTCTTTGACGTGATGCCCACCGCGAGGGAGAACGAGAAAAACACGTCCCACCCCAAATACCAGTACACGGACCATAATCCGGGTTTGCTGCCGTCACGTCGTTCGTAAACCGTGACCATATCCTTGTCACTCATTTCGATTCCTTCTTCGCGTTTTGAGACTACTTACGCTCATGATTCCTCCTTGAGCGTGGCGACATATGCGATGGCCTTGCGTTCACGCTTCGCGTACCTCTCGCACTTGCGCTTGAGACGTTTGAGGCTCATGGCGTACAGGAAGTCTCTGAAGTCGCCGTCCTCGCAGATTTTGGCTTGATAACGGCCGCAGGTGCCTTCCGCGCCGATATGCGCAACCAAATGGTCTGTAAGCTGAATCTCGTTCATGCGTTCTCCTTTCGATATGGGTTTGGCGTGTATTCGGGCGGTTCCTCGCCGGGCATGGGGTTCATGTTCTTGACGGCTTGGATATACCCTTCTTCCCATGCTTTTTCGGCTATCTGCCGGTCATGCTCCTTGAGCCATGCTTGATAGGCGGCTCGGCCTTCCTCGATGGTTGACTGGCCTATACCGAAGCAACTCAATTCGACGGCGGATTGGACCAAATCGTCATACACTCGTGGTTTCATTCCTCCACCTCGGTTTCCTCGCCGTACTCGCCGTAGAGTTGGTCTGCCGCATCCTTGGTCGTGTAGAGGCATTTCGCGGGAGCGTGTTCGTAGTCATAGATGGCGGCTGCGATGACCTTTCGAAACTCCTCACGGGTGAATATCCTCGCCTTATAGCTCATCGTCCGTGCTCCTTTCGGTCTTGGAGTCCCAGAGTCGTTCTCAACTGTTGCAGGCAGCTGATGGCGTACAGGGTCTCGCGGTCCACCGTGCCGGTGGGCACCACGCTCGAAAGCGCCTCGTCCAGTTCCTTCAGTCTGGTCTCAAGATCCTCGGTGCGGGTCCACCGGCTGATCTGGTAGCCGTGGCGGCTGAGGATGTCGCACACCCGTTCGAACGCCTTGGACTGTGCCTGTATACGTCGTGCCTCGGTGGGTTCCTGCAACTGTTCGAGCTGTTGGAGCCGCAACGCCATCTTCGTCCCGAGCGCACGGCCTATGCCTTTCATCGCCTCTCGCTGTGCGACATACTCGGCGGCGGTCTCGTAATGCCCGTACCGGTCCGGCCGTTCGCTGGCGGCGAGCTTTTTCAGCAGCCGGTGTTCGACCTGCCGGGTGTCACCATGACTTGGGTTGGGTTTGCGCCGGTATCTCAACGTGCGTTTGGACGGGTCGTAGTACATGAGGCCAACCGGCTCGGGCACCTCGCTGCGGTCGATCATGCGGGCGGGGCAGACGAGGGTGAGATCGTCCACGTAATTCTTGTAGCACAGGTATTTCGCGTCGCGGAGGAAATCGCCGCGACTCACCTTGACCTCGAATCCGCTGATCCATGTGTCCCCGCGCCAGTTGACCTCCAACGCCACGCCGTCCAGACGCAGCACCGTGTCATTCGGCTCAGTGACCGAAATCTCCGACCAATACCCGTCACCGTCACGCCGGTAACGGGAGGCGAGTGCGCAATCGATGTCCATGGCAGTCACGTCACCGTTCATCGTCCGTCTCCCATTTCCTTCTCCTCGTTCGCGATCGATTGGAGGATGGCCGCCAGGTCACCGAGCTCGTTCCAGCTCAACCGGATGCGGCGGATGCTGCCGCCGTCATGGGTGGCCAGCACCCATGAGCGGGTGCCGTTTCGGCCGTCTCCGGGAATCCAGCTCAGGGTCACATGCCCGCAGGAGGCACCTGTGACCATGCCGCACCGTCGTTCGATCTCCACGTCCGTCGCCTTCATCGTCTGCCTCCCAGACTCTCGCGAATCCGCTCCACATCAGCATTCATCGTCTGCCTCCGTGACTTCCTCGCCGACTGGTAGGGTGCGATAGATTTTTGTGATTCGCCACGTGCCCGGCGTCTCGTGGATATGCTTCACAGCGGCCTCATAGGAATTGAAAGTGACGGTCGGATACAGCATCTCGATAGCCGAATCGACCAGATATTCTTCCTTGGTCTCCAACTTCATCGTCCGTCTTCCTGACTCATGTAGGTCAACGTGAAGCATTTATCACCGTTGCATATGCGGTTCCAAGCGGCGATATTGTATTGCAACTGATACGGGGCGGGCTTCCGTGAACAACCTCCCTCGAAGCCGAGCCCGCAGACAGTGCAGCGGAACATCACGATAAAGAACGTGTATTCAGGCAACCACTGCACGCCGTCCCGCTCCCATTTCGCCTTGACCTTGCCCCCACAACGAGGACACGGGCTAATCCTGTGAAACCTCACCAGACTCACCTCCCTCAAGAGGCGCGTTCAAATCCACCTGTTCGATACGCGCACGCTCCTGTAAGATGTTCGCGTATGTCCCCATCGCGTACAATTGGCTTTCAAGGAGCTGGAAGGAGCACGCGGGCGTGAAGTCCAACGTGCCCTCCGCGTAGCCCTCAAGCATGTGCGCCAGCTTGCTGATACGCTCCTGCAATTCTCGATGTTCGCGGATCATCCGCTGCTTGTAATCACTCATTGGTTGTCTCCTTCGGTTTGGTTTTGTAGTCTCGGACGATGCACACGCATCAGTCCATCCTTTCGTCCAACAATTCGACGGTATCGACGTAACTGGGAATGATGGGCTGCGTATCAGATGATTCAGCCGAGAACACGTGTAAATATGTTCGATGCGCGTCGAGTTGCATCGAAAGGCTACATATACCGTCCGTGTCTCTGGAACGCCGCACGAGCTTCCCTATGAATACGTCTCCGTTCTCCATTGTCACCTTGACTCGCTTATCGAGATTCTGAATCTCCATAAGGGTCTTACCTGCCCAGAATGGTTTCTCACTCATTGACAGCCTCCTTGGCTAGTTGTCGTTTACGTTTCCGCTTCGCCTCATACTGGGCGTATTTCTCGGGATGCTCCGACCTCCAACGGCGATGGTATTCAGCCATCTCACGCTGATGGGCGGCGGCATACTTACGAGCCGAAGCCCGAGCCTGAGCCAAATGCTCCGACCGGTACCGGCGTGCATACTCATTACGTTTCTCACGATTACGAGCGTTCCGCCGATTCGCCAGATCACGCAGATGCTGCGCATACTCGGGGTCGGTTCGACGCCGTTCCCTGACACGACAGTTCCGGCACATGCCATCCTTGCCGACCCGGCACATGCCACCGCACCAATCGCATTTCGGATGACGTTCAGTTATCAGGCCGGACAGTTCGCCGCCGTTCCGGCAATAGTCGATGAACTCCTCATCGGTCATGTCATCAACGTTCACAGCCACACCTCCCCATTAGTGAACCTGCGGAACAACACAGGGTCGAGCTTGTACAACGCCCGCCGAAACTGCGGGTCACGGCAGAACAGGATGAACAACAGGCTTACTGCTTCGGCGGTTCGCATCGCGTCCAACCTCCCTTATCGTCCAGAAGCACCCAACCATGTTGGGCGGTGAGAATCGGCACCAGTTCGGGGTGATCGTTGAAACCGCTCACGATGTACCCCAAGCTCATGGCCTCACGCGGATGGGCGTGAATCCACCCATGACATCCCGTATCGCCACTCCCACACGCCAAGATGAGGTTCGACGCCTCATGCAGTCCCGGCCACTTGTGTGACCGGAGTCTGCGATGATGCCGGCTGAAACCGCTCCAATGGAATGGTTTGCCGCAGCGGACGCACCGGTATTGGTCGCGTGCGTCCACCAAATCCTTGACGTGTTGGGACGGGTTAGATCTGCCCATTTCCGTATTCGTCCTGGGGTTGGCTCCACGGGTCCGTAGGCTGCTGATACTGCTGTTGCGGTTGCTGGAATCCCTGTTGCGGCTGCTGGAATCCTTGCTGATACTGCTGCTGCGACTGTTGGAAACCAGACTGCTGGGCCTTGGGTTTCGCGCTCAACACCGCAATGGTGCGGGCCGCGACATCCCAATTCTCATACCGTCTCCCATCCTTTTCCGACACTCTTTTGGACAAGCTGCCGTTCACAAGAACCTTCACGCTCATGTTCGGCTGGGACTTCAACTGGCGAACCTGATTCAAAGCATCCTTCGCCTGATTCGACAAGGGACGCACACCATAGAACTGAGGCTCCTTGTCAACCCACTGGTTCGTGTTCTTATCCGTGTAACCCGGATGGACGCTGACGTTGAGAATACTGGAATCCTGAAAATCCTTGATCTCTCCCGCATATCCGGTAAACTCGATGCTTGGTTCTCCGGCCATTACGCATTCCTCCTGTAATTGTTCGTCTTGTGTTTCTCCATGGCCCGCCTGTTGCAGACCAGCATGTGTGATTGGGCTCCGGCGCAATCAACGGCACCGCATGTGGTGCATTGGGGGAGCGTGATCTTGTCCCCGTGAGCCCACAGGCATCTGGCGCACTTGCAGCCCGGCCTCGGGGTGAAAGTCACTCGAAGCTCGCCTCCACCTTCGTGAACGGGAAACGATCATCCCGGACACTGGTCTTGAAGAACTGGCTGCGGGATTGGGACTGGCATGGGAAGGCGGGGGCGATGGTGCCATCATGGGAGAGCACCGGCATCCAACGTTTGCCGTCATGCTTCCACACCGATTCGGTGCGAGCCTTGTAGAAGCCCGGCTCCTTCGGAAGGTCATCCATCGTGTACGGTCCGCGGTACGCATATTGGAAAAAGGAGTCATCCATCCACCACCCGTCCGGAAAGCCGAGCTCCCCGATACTCAGGCACAGGGTCTGTCCGCCCACACGGTCAGAATCCGTCTTCTTCACCGTGTACTCGTTGCCGTTCTTCACCACCACTTTGTCGCCGGGGCGAACCTTCGTGATATCGGTGATACGCTCACGGAAAGCATCATCCACCAGTTCGATGGACTTGATACCGGAGTAAAGGACGAAAGTCGAGGATGAACGAATGGCGGGAGAAAGAGAGACGCAATGAGCAACGTTTCCCACCATGTCGAGCGTACTGGTCATCGTGTCGCCGTTATTCCACGTTATCTTGACACGCAGCCCTTCCAGCTCCCCGCAGGTCTTGCCTTTCCAGAACGGTTTCTTGTCATCATCTTCAGCCTGCTTGACGGATTCCGTCTCGGGCTTCGACTCGTACACATGCACGTTCCGAGCGGAACCGGTACTGTACCCATCGCCAAAATCCAAGAAAACCACGAGATTGCCTTCATCCTCGGTCTCGATGTACAGTGGCGGCTTATGGCCCATACTCATGATGAGAACGTCCACCATGCTTTCCGGGTTCTTCATCTCATGCAGTTCGCCCGCATAATGCCCGTCCGCATCATCAAACTCAACCCACATGCCCGGTTTCACGTCGTTCAAACCAATCTCACTGCTCACTAGGAGCCTCCTTAACCTTGTCGTTGTGCTGTCGGTAAGCGTCGATGAACCGTTGCGCCTGATATTCGGTCAACGTGCCATAAGCGACCCGCGTTTGCAGGACATTGCCGATGAAACCGTTCTCCTGACCCACCGGAATCTTGCAGTCTTCAAGAATCCGGTCGATCTGTGTTTTCTGCTCGTCGGTCATACCCTTGACAGAACGCTTTTTGTAGCCGCTCGTCTCACCGTCATCATCCGTGGTCGCCAGTCCGAACGCGCCGCAAGTGCTGTAGCGTCGCGCATACGTCAATGCGGAACCGAGGGCCTGCATGACGCTCATGCCACGCGAATCACCCACCTCGACCGGGATAAGACAATTACTGGCAATCCACTTGTCCGTGCCCTTCTTCCTGACGGCCGTATCCACATACAGGCGTCCGTCAACCAACTGGGTCGGCCATTGCAGGTCGAACCCCTGCTCGTCCACATAGTTCACGACCTGAGCCAGGGTCGCATACGTGCCACGACCGCCCCGAGCGTCCTTCTTAATTACCGCCATGATTCAATCTCCTCCTCTTCCTCCAACAGCTTCCAGTCGGGGAACACGACATCCTTCGGGTATTTAGGCAACCCGTAGGCCCTCATGGCCTCCAACGGGTCCTCCGTGTTGTCACGGAACCATCTGATGCCCTGCAAGGCGTGGTTTATCTTCGGTTCCGCCAGTTCGGTGATGATGGGCGAATCCTCCTGAATCTCGTAGCGCATCCAGTCGAACGGCGGGTTCTTCTCCTGCACGACGAACTCGAAACCCAACGGCCCCTTATATTCGGGCATCGTCAACCGGTAGAGACGCATGTAGAACGCGGCCTGAATGTGATACCCGTACTGCCAGCAGGAACGCTCGAACTCGTCCGGCGACTTCACCGTGGTCTTGTAATCACGGATACGCAGCACACCATCCGGGTCGGGAGTGGACGGCAACCAGTCCGCCTTGCCCTTAATCAACAATCCGGTATCAGGGTCGGCGGCGATCATCGCCACCTCCGGCTGACCATCCAGCTTCGTGAAGAAATCTCCAACCATGTCCCGCATGGCCTCGACCTTCTCCACATCATCGGGGGAAAGCCATACGATATCCTCGCCCTCATGCAGTTTCAATGTCTCCGCATACCTGGCTTTGCCTTCCTTGGTGCGTAGGTTCGGTTTCACCAGCACCTCGGGGCCACTGCCCAATATGAGACTGTGAGCCGCCTTCCCGAACTCGAACTGGGGGGAGGACGAATGCTCGCCGGTCAGATACTGCGAATACGCCAACGGGCTGACCAGATACTTCTTCAACGCGGTCTGGTCCACCGCGTCAAACGCGAAGTAATCGTCATCGGCCATCTGCTCGACGGTCATTGCCACTCCTTTCTTGCTTTGAGTACTTCCTTGCCTAAAACCTTGATGGTGTCGGCCACCGAGTCGAGAAAATCGTCAACGTCCTCCGCGTCGTAGACCTCTCCGTAAAGCAGGGAACGATACGTGCGGAACTTTCTATGCCGGACATCATTCGGGGTCAACATGAGAACCCCTCGACTGCATGGACAATTGTTCCTCGCGTTCCATCAGGTGACTGTGACGCCAAGTACGCGACTTACCCTGCTTGTGAGAGGCCTCCGCATAATCGGCCACATGGTCACGGCCAACGTCTCCCACGACCTTCGAGGCCTCGTTCCAATCCGAGTACACGCGATCGTTCACGGCCACATACTTGTCAGCGAGATAACGGACGCAATCACCGAGATAACGGATGGCTTTGGCGATGGAGTTGAAATCAGATGCCATCAGTCGGCGTCCTCCGTCTGAATCTGAGCCCACGTCTCCTCCATGAGAGGCCGGTCGATCTCGTAGTAGATGTAGGTCTTCCCGTGCTTGGGCGGGTAGGCGCCGAACTTCATCTTGTAGTTCTCGGCCAAACGGGAACCGAAGTGCAACGCGCTTTTCCTCATCGGCTCGAATCCTTTCGAACGGAGGAAGTCGCTGATGATGAGTCGCGGGGAGCCCGGTGTCTGTGGCGCGGGCTGCTGGTTCGGCGTATATGAGTCGAGTATCTGCCTCGCGCGGTGTTCGAGCTCGCCCTGCGGCAATAGTCCACGGGCCTCGTTGAGCAGTCTCATCTGGTCTGATGGTGTGAGTTCCATGATTGTTTCCCTTCACTGGGCTTGATTGTTTGGTTGTCCTTCTGCGCCGGTGCTGACACGTCCGAAAACCCTTGTATTGGTTTTCCGACGCAGGACGCGAAGGGGTTAAATTTTCTGAGCGCCAAGCCGGGAGTCGAACCCGGTGCACCTTGGAGAAGTCCATGACCATTGGAAGGCTTCGTAGGTGCGGCACCATGCGCTTGGCTGCCACCGGACGAGGAAGTAAAAGAATAAAGAACCCCGCCCGGAAGAATCATCTGGGTTGGATGAGGGTGTTGGAGCCCTCGGGTGTGACAATCAGCTGGTCGGCGTTCTTCAAAGCGTCGATGTAATGCTGCCGGAGCACGTTGTCGGTCAGGGAATCGTTCAGCACCTTGTTCGCGTCGGCCTCGCCCTGCGCCTTGATGCGCTTCGTCTCGGCCTCGACCTTCGCGGTCTCCTGCTCGTTCTTCGCCTTCTGCTTGGAGACCTCGGCGGCTTGGGCTTGCGCGTAGCTGTCGGTAATGGACTTCGGGTAGCGGATGTCTTGCACGGACACCTGTTCGACGGTCAGGCCGATGCTCTTCCATTTCGAGGTGAGCGCGTCCTGCACGGCCTTCGTGTACTTGCCACGGTCGGTGAGCATCGTGATCGTGTCGAACTTGCCGGAGGTTTCACGGGCCACGCTGCGCAGGTCGTTGCCGATGTAGTTCTGCGTGAACGTGGTCTGCTTGCCGTATTCCGAGTAGAGCATTTCGGCGGCGGACGGTTCGAGCGAATAGTTGACCTGAATGTCGATGTTCGCGCTGGCACCGCTACGGTCGTTGACCGTGATCTCCTTGCCTTCCGCGCTGCCGCCGTCGTACTTGTAGTCGGTGTCCTTGAAGAAGTTGATGAGGTTGTTGCGCGTATCGTATTTGATGACCGACTGCCACGGCGCCTTCGCATGGAAGCCCGCGTTCTCCACATGACCGGCGACGGAGCCGCCCATGTTGCGGATGACGGCCACCTCGCCTACGTCCAGCGAGTATAGGCATGCCGGAATCATCAACAGTGCGGCGACGATGATGGGAATGAAGCCGAAACCGGCTCCGTCGCCACCGTTGGCGAGTGCGACGGCTATCATGCCGACTCCGATGAGCAGGAGTATTACGGCGAGTATGAACCAGATCATTTTTGTGTTCCTTTCGACAATGCGAACGAGAGCATGACGGGCGAACAGCACATGAAGCCTGCGAGAATGCTCCACGGGCCCGCATAGGGTTGCAGTGAGAGAATCAGGAACCCGGTCGCCGCCAACGTCAGACAAGTGATTGTCTTCGTGTTCTCATGCCGGTGCCGGCGTTCATCAGGTGAATGCTGCCAGCCGGAGCAGTGAGCCCCATACGTTTTCCTGTTCATGACATGTCCTTTCCGTGTGGCCGGGCTCGGATTCGAACCGAGAACGTCCTTGCCGTCACCGTGTTGCAATGTTGACCAACCGTGAGAGATGGATGACGAGTCCTATGGTGTGGTGACGATGGTGCGTGTCCAGATACCCCGAAGGGTCCCGGCCGATGGTTGCCGCAGTGGATCGCAGTACGGTATTTATTTGCCTGTAGTCGATTGGTGAATAAAAAGACGACCCGCTGCGGCAAGACTTGTTATTCCTCGTTCTTCTCGTCGGCGCGATCTGCCAACTCCTCCAAGGCGTTGGCGATGAAACGAGCCTGACTCGGGGTGAGGGGACGGGCGCCGTAATCGGTGTCGATTTCCGCGTTGATTAGACCTTCGTCGGTGACGCTGCCGGTGAAGTATTCACGGGTGCGACGCTCCTCGACAACGAGCTTCTGGGAAAGGTTACGATTTTGATTGAGCATTGTTTTCTCGATTCGGAGAGGAGGTGAATATGGCTAAGGTCACTGTCAAGTTCAATAAGGACTTGGACGAACAGTTGAAGCGGATGGCTATTCGTGCTGTGAAGGAGCAGAACGGCAATCACTGCTACTACTGTGGTGCCGAAATCGAGGACATGTCCGGTGTGGGCGAATCACAGTTGCCGGTCTGCCCGGATTGCGTGGCCAAGGGACTACCTGTTTCCTCCGGCCAGTAACTGTCCACGAGGGCGATGAAGTCCTTGGCGAAGCTCCTGAGCTTGCGCATATCCGGTACGATCTCCACTCCTACCTTTCCGCTGTAAATCTCAGGGGCTTCCATGTTTTCTGTACTCATGCTGTTACCTCCAATACAGGAGACTCAGAAAGACGCTGCTCTTCAGAGAAGTCAAGTTCGCCTTGCAAGGCTCCGACCGATTCGGTCAGCTCGACCAGTTTGCGGTTCAAACGCCTCATGGCTTTCACGGTCCTCTCAGATGGGTTCCGAACAACTCTCTGGTTTTTCCCGTATCTTGCTCGGCGTCTAATGAACTCCTCAACTGGAACGCCTTTGCCGTAAATGTGATAGGAGATGTTGCCAGGGCTGCAATCAAGCAACTTGGCCCATGCTCGAACATTCCCCTCCACCCCATCGACGGTGACTATTCGTTCCAATGATTTGGTGGCGTTATCACTGAGCGTCATCCACTGACAGTTATCGGGCTCGTAGTCCCTGCTGCTGTCGATGCGATCTAACGAGAGTCCGTCAACATAACCGTTGGCTTTAGCCCATTCCTTGAATTTCGGGAATGAATGCCATTCTCCGCAAACCTTGATGCCTTTCGCACCGTAATACTTGTAGTTCGGCATGTTCGGGTTCTCGCAACGGCGCTTCATGCTTGACCAGATCATGTAGAGGTGTGAGCGACTCTCCTTCTGAGTCATGCCGTCACCTCCAAGTCAGGCGTCTCAGCGCCGAAGAACTTCTCATGCATGTCCACTGGGATGGTGAGCAGTTCCTCGAAACTGACTCCGAGCGCTTCGCAGATCATGTCCAATTCATCGACTTTGAAGGCCGGCTGGCCGGCGAGTCGGCGGGATAGTTTGCTTACATCCCATCCGAGTTTCGCTGCAAGCCATCGGAGGCTTTTCTGTGCGATGAAGAGTCGGTATCGAATACCGGCTGTTGTTAGTTTCTGTGTGCTGCTCATGTCTATTAACTTAGCATATGCCAAGTTTCTGTCAAGACTAGACACGCCGTATCGCATATGCTAAGATTTAAGTATGGCTAATCCAAATGATTTCCGCGAAATGTCTGCGTTCGCCTTGGCATTTGCGACGGAGTATAAAAAGTACATGAAGGCGCACAAGGTAAAGCAGCGTCAGATTGCTGAATACCTCGGTTTCACCGAAGCGTATGTCAGCGAAAGGGTCAACGGCAAAAGGGCCATCGACACCAACGACGTAGATGCTCTTGCCGCATTGTCGGGCACCACCGGCCGTTCGCTGATGATCGAACTGGCTCGCCTCACCAAGGAAACATTGCGCCAGCCGGTATCCGAGACAGCCTCGGTGGCGTCCCAGCTCGAAAAGGTCATAGGCAAGAAGATACAGGTGGAGAAGGCCGCTTATCGGGATGAGAACAAGCAGGCGGAGTCCGGGCGTGAAAACATGGACTGACCTCACCATTGAGGCCCGACACATGGGAGTCCTCATAGAGGATAAGGAGTTCGACGGGACGCAGTGCGGGGAATACGATCCCGATACCCGCACCGCGTACATCGACCCCACCATGAGCATGGAACAACGGGTATGCACGTTGCAGCATGAGCTTATCCACGCAAAACACTTCGATGACGGGCTCGGATTACTGAGCCGGGAGAAAGAAGAACGCCTCACCCGCAAGGAGACCGCGTTCTCTCTGATTAATCCCATCGAATACATGCGCGCGGAAGACTGTTTTGCTTCAATGTTTGTTCGACAGGTTCGGCAGTGTTTTTCCGTAGTGTGGGCTGATGGTTTTCCCCGGTGTCGTCATCGTTTCCCGGTGATGTGATAGGCATCGGTGCCGCCGCCTGTATATTCCCGAGTTGCCAATCGGTTTTGATTCGGCCGGTTGCCGCCGGCC